TCATTTGCTTTCAACTGAAATTGATATGTCATCATCAAAATCCTGTTCAGGGAAAATATCCGCACCTTCAAATTGCAGAGGAGCTAAAATAATTCGCTCACTCCACGCGCTTACTCTGGCAAATCCGTCCTGATTCACCATCCCTACCGGATACGATACCTCACAGCGAATTTCTTTATTTGCCGCATCATAATAATACAGAACGATATAAGTTCGGGTGCTATCTATCGGCGTGATCTCAGCTTTGCCTGAATGTAAGGTATCTGCTTGGAACATATCAAATGTACCCGGATTGTTGTGAACAATCGAGCGAGTTGCCTCTCCCTTTGCATTTTTGGTTTTAGGCAATCCATCAGGACGCCCGGTATGTCCGTCACCTGAGGTAATAATCAGATTAACCCCTTTGCTTGAATTAACGACCATTTCCATGCGATTGACTACTTCAGAAGACCAGCCGTTACCCTTACCAATCAGAATACGGCGAAGCGCGGCAACCATCTCACTCCAAAAGCGGAATCCAGCATCCACTTTAGGGTGGAGCTTACTGGATTTGCGTCGCTCGTATAAAGCAGACATTAACGCATCGCGAATATCATTTTCTGTAAAGCCCAGTTTACTAAGTACAAAATCCGAATCAATTCCTGTATGCAGAACACAATGAGGCATATTCATGAAAGTTTCTCCCATCACTTTTACTTCATGATTTTATCATAAAATTTATGCAAAAATCAAGAAGTGACACCCTACAAGCGATTGTAGACTTTCTCTTGTTTTCTTACGTTCCTGCTCTCCAATTGCGCAATTGATTTCTTCAACAATGTGAGAGTACACATCATAAACCTCCGACTGCAGCCAGCAACCGGAGCCTCATTCTTCAGATACCAGAACAACTCACTGCGACCTATTCGTTACTCAACATTAAATGCTCGTATCGCATCTAAATCCTCCAGAGTGTCTAACGCTTCTTTCTTCTCTCGCTGACGGCGATAAATCTCGTCATTGCGTTCAACAACAGCCTGCGCCATTGCTGCTGCCAGTTCTTCCAGTTCCGGCATTGACAGCTTCACCTGCTGGTTTTCCGCATCGCTCCATACCATGGTTTTTCGCGCTGTTTCAGACTTTGATGCCATTACTGCCGGATAAAGACGAGCCATTGAGTCGGGGCCAGCGTTCCAGGTGCGACCGTTATATTCAAAAATAAATGGCTGCGCCTCCTGCTCTGTACGCCATTCTTCTATTTCCTGACGTTTGGCTGCTTTTACGGCCTCCAGCAGTTCTGGTGTAACGACGAACGGGGTAATCTCACCCCATCTCCCGCTTTGTAGTTCTTGCCACACCCGACGTCCTGTTTCGGCAGAATCGGTACTGGTTGCTGTATAGGGGAGAAAATTCGGAAGGTCACTGAACAAAACCTCGCAGTCAACCGCGCCATTTTCCAGATACCGTGCATTCCTGATAGCAGCAATCTCCGACATCATTACCTCACTCGCATAAAAAGACCAATAATCGCTTTATCACCAGTAGCATTGCCGGCGGCCCCACTTAGTGCTGTATAAACTCCCGGCAAACTCCATCCCCGACATCCACGAGTCGTAACTGTAGGCGTGGAAGTGGCTTTATTGTTTCTGTTGTTCAGTACGGAAATTGATACAACCGTTAATGATGAGCCAGAGTATGAAGCCCCTCTCGTAAGAGTGATATACGCGTCATTGTCAGCATTTCCCTGGTAAGCTGCGAGGATGAGTCCATTCAGCCCAGGGTCGCCGTACGTATTTGTTTTAGATAAAAGAACGCTGAGAACATCACCAGCCTGCAGACTTTCATTTATCCAGTCAGTCAGAAAAGCCGCGCTGGATACCGCGCGCATCATACACGAATAGGTTTCGCCATTAACATTCTCGAAGGTCAGCTTCTTATCTTTATTTTTTTGATTGCTATCATCATCTAATACATCAAGTATTTGTATTTCGATAATTCCAGTAAAGTTAGTAGTTCCATTTATAATCGGTTTATAATTTGCACCGCCATTCTGAGTAACTGCATATTTACCAGGCGGAGTTTCTTGCACCCAGGACAGAAATTCTGCAGGGCCATTCTGTGCGCTGAATGTCTTTTTAGTCCGGTAATACGCCCCATATCCTAAAGTCCCCGGTATTGCTACTCGGCCTTCAGTCCGGTCGTAAATGCTGCTCTGCACATCCATTGTGGCTGCGTCTTTTAATCCCAGATTATAGCGTGATTCCTGCAGAGCATTCTGACCTGCTGCGGCAATTTCAGACAGGTGATTAGCAGTTTTGAGTGTCGCAGATAACGCGGTTTCAATATCATCCCTGGCTTGTTCTGCATCGGATGCGGCTTTTTTTGCCGCTTCCGCATCCTGTCTGACTACTGAGGCGGTACCCTCAACCTGTGATGCCAGGGTTTCGACCTGCCGCTTGTCTTTCGCAACAGCATCAGCGTTCTGCTTAACCTCCCCGGCCAGCGTTTCAACACGCTCTTTAGCTTCTTCGATGCTGGCAGCGTGCTTCCCTGCTTCCTGCGCACTTCCGGCGGCGGCTTCCGCACTCTGCTGCGCCTGCCCCACCATTTCCTCAAAACGTTTCACAACATCCGGTTTAAGATCGCCTTCATCGAGAGCGGTCAGAAAGTCGTTCAACGTGCCAGGCTTTGAGTCATCGTATACAGCAATATCGCCAACACAGTACTCGTCGCGCCAGTCCTGTTTCAGATATACGCAGTATTTCCCGGTCTGTGCTTCAAATGAATATTCACCGTCAGCGCCCGTTACCACATCAGCAACTGTGCGCATCACCACTTCTGAGGTGTTTACCCGGGATTTCAGAATTATGTGGCATCCGGACATGGGGATGCCTGCGCCATCAATCAGCGCACCTGATATCACTACAGACATAGTTTTTCTCGCGATAAATTAAATCAGGAAGAGGCTTCCGGAGAGACGGGCCATTCAATGGCGTTATATGAGGTTTTATCAGTGATAATGTTGAAATCCATCGCCTGCAGCGATTTCGCGTAAATGCGGTACGCTTTCAGCCTCTCCCTGTCTTCGTCACTGATTAATCCCAGCAGCAGGTCTTTTTCCCATTCGCTGGTCATGATGCTGGCCTGTTGTAACAGGGCATCACGCTCATCTTTCGCTTTAAGTTTGTAGTCGAAGACAAATTTATCGTCGCGGTAAAACCAGTAACCAGGCACGGTAATACGGCGGTTAGCGGTAATATCAGGAACTTCAATTACACTGGCGTTACGGGGTTCAATGCCTGTCACATCCTTACCGACCCACACCACGCGCCCGTCTCCGGTGTAAACCATTTTTATGGTGTCACTGGCAAAATTTTTCAGCTCTTCATACCAGTTTTTGTCATCTTCCGAAAAAAGCCAGGTGATACCATGTTGTTTTGTCATCTGATATTGTTCTGCGGTTTTCGGATTGCCTGCAGTAATATTTTTTAAATGCAACATTGTTAAACACTCGCCACGTTATACCAGGTGCCGTTAATCAGTTTCTGAAGCGGTCGGTAATACACGCCGCCGATGTTATCTGCTGAATTTTTTCCGGTATCCTGCACATTAATACCGGATAATCCGTGGCCTGAAGGTGAGCGAAATGTCCAGGATTTTTCGTTACCTCCCGGGTTATAAAACATTTCGGAGCCATAACGCACATCCTGCACGCCGCCATTTCGCTGCTGGTAACGGGCATCAAAGTTTCCGTAGTTTGATGGAACCATCTTCCCGTTTACAGCGAACGTTATACTGTTATCCGTATTTCTCTGGCTGTAAAAATGCCAGCCGGAATCATCACCAAGCTCTGCAACTACAGGTCGGGATGAATTACCCCATAAATTAAACGTTGCGTTTTTCGTGGAGTTGTTGGCGCTGGATAACGTGAATTTTTTAGCATTTCCGGCCTGAATATTTTTTAACGCTATCGCCACACCATTCTGGAAACGAAATACATGCTGTCCATTCGCATAAACATCCAGAATGCCGTCGCCGTTTTGTTTTATACCCGTATCGTTATCCCCGAAAGCAATTGAGTTTCCGCCCAGCGCGTTCTGAACGCCGATACCCAGCGCACCATTGACCTGCGAACCACCGCCAACAGACACTTTATGCGACATGGATATTTCGCCCGTCCGCAGATTAATAGTGAACGGGCGAAGTGGACCAATATCGCCGTTTTCGCCCTGATTTTCCCTGGTAGGAATGAGATGCAGGCACTCTTCCGAACGACGAAAAATCAGACCAAAGGCTTCGTTGAAAATCCTCAGCGCATTAAAACCACGGATTTTCAGCTCCCCGGTCATCAAATCACCAGATTTTTTTACATATCGCAGATCAAAATCTGAATAGATATTGCCGGGGTTTATCACGCTGAAATAGCTTTTCTCGCTATCAAGAAGGCAAATCAAAGGAATACCCTTAATGATATCATTCGCCACCAGCTCGGACTTGTTCCCCTTATAAAGTGGGAACGTACCAAGAACCTTTCCGCCTAGTGTTAGTTGAAGTGTCGCCGCGTTGGTATTGTTCTGAACGGGGAAAACGATAATCGGGGTTCGTAGCGTCCAATCTGTACCCTCATTAACAAAAAACGTCGAGGGAAGTTCCAGCGTCAGTGTGTTTGCAGTGCCACCAGCAACACCCGCAATATAATGACCGCTCTGAAGCTGCGCAATCTGTACGAAATGGTTTTCCGACCCACGCGTGGCAAAGTTAGCCACAACGTCATTAAGGGACCAACCTTTCGCGGTTGTTCCTTCCTGCCCACGAATAACTTTCAGCACATCACCGCTTACCGATACCAGGTGACAAATCTCAAATGCAGACTCTTTATTATCGGTAAGCGTAATTTTTGCATAGACGCGTTGCCCGTTCGATTTATTTTCAAAATCGGCAGAAAGCAATTTTGCAAATTTAGCTCCCGTGCCCGGCATCACCGGAATATCAGTCTGAATCGTCGTAATATCACCAGCCAGTGCTGAAACAACGTTATTTCCGAATCCAAGAATCATTTTTGAATCACCGTTGTTGCATAGGAATAAATAAAAGGGAGTTTTACATATTTCTGGTCAATGGCATCTTTCAGAAAATAGCCTATACCATCACCATATTCTGGTATCTGAATAGAAAAAACACTGTCCGATACAGTCACGCTCACATCAAAAGTGTGCTGCAACGGCGGGTCTATTCCGTTTTTCCCATGAATGAACCGTGCCACACGGCGCTTTAACCAGTCAATGCAGAAATGCGAACCGTCAGCCTTATAAAAATTCCAAGTTAATATTCGCTTGAAATAATCATCCGGAACATACGATGCCTGCCCCGGAACATAATTCCGCATTGCCGCATAAGGGATTGTATTGTATTCAATGGTATCGTATGCGCCGCGTGCAATAGCCTCCTCGGAAACCTGTAGTAAAGGCCTTTCAACGCCATAAATCCCGAGAGCAATCCAGTCCAGCAATTGCCCGGTTATTGATTCCGATGTCCAGCATGGCAATGCCAGATTGTTGAGTGAATCGAGGTATTCCTGAGCAATTTCATTGTATGCATCAAAGAACGCAACAACATTCGGATCATCTCTGTACTGCACAAACGGATAAGCAGGGAGAATTTTTTCAGTCAGATATTGCATACTTGTTAACTTGAACCTGTGATGCCACCGTCGAAAAATAGGAATAGGTATCGCCATAAACCAGGCTTGTGTCTTTTGCCGGAGGAACAATATGGCCATTAATGCCAATGCTCACACTGATTGTTGAGATCAACGTCGCATCAACCAACAATCTGACGGAACTGGTAAAAATATCCTGGATTCGCAGCAGATTTATCGGGTGTCCGACTTCAATAGAATTGATGTAATCAGCAACGTTTTGCTGCACAGCCATAGCAATACCCGCCGGATCAACATAATCATCAGATACAGTGTTCCAGGTGATTAGCACCATGACGTTTTGTGATGACGGGATAACGAACGGCACCTGATAAACATCTGGCGAAACGGTTATTGAAACCGTGCGTTTTTCCACTGCCGCACCAGATGGATTGCTAACATCGTTGGTCAGTTTCGAAATATCCGGTACAGATTTGTAAATAGCATAAGCCACATCATACGGATCACCGCCACCAACAACCGCAACCCATTTCCCCAGCGACGACTGCCGGAAAGAAATCAGGTTTTCTCGCACACCGCTTACTGATTTGAGCATCGCTTTAAAGCAATCCGGTGTTCCCTGCACACCAAACATGCCGGACTCCATGACTTCGGCGCGGTAAGATGCCCACGTTTGCGCCTCCTGACCTGGCATCCCTGCGGTAAGGTTCGTGCATTTTACAGGCTGATCTTTGGGTACCGATGTAATGACCTGCGTTACGGTTCCTTCCGGTACAGCCCATGAGCCTGACGTTGTGGCCACACAGTAGACTGGCTCAGTCTGCCCGCTTTCCGGCACCACCGTATCGCGGGAAACTGCATACTGGTAGTTGCCGTCACCGACAACAAATCCTTTAGGGATACCAAACCCCGGCAACGCCTCAAACACCACGTATACCGCCGTATTTGTACTTAATCCCTTCTGTGCTCCATAAATGTTTCCGAGTTGCATCAATAACGGAATATTTGCGCCGTATGGGCTTACGGAGTTAATAAGGTCCACCCGCGCCTGGTCTATTAATGCCAGCGCCCCGACTGCCGTGCTGGCAAGGTCAGTAATAAGCCCCGCCGGAAGGTTGGCTGTATATCCAGGTACTTTTTCAGCAACTCTGATGATAAGATCTGCAAGCAAATCATTGGGTGGCGTAGGCTGCGCCCCCGCACTGGTCATAGTAATTGGTATTTCTGACATATTTACTCCATTAAAAAACCCGCTTTCGCGGGTTTTTTACTTATTCAACCTCTTCTAAACTGCTCACTCTGGACCCTCGGCGGAAATTATCATCATTTTTAACATACTCGTATGAATCCAGAATCAAACCAGATATGCGAAGTATATCTTCCGGATTAGTTATATGTATCCTTTTACCATCCGTATCAAGTCGAGCTCGTCTTATTTCATTCAACTGAACTTCACTAAGCGAAATAGGTAAAGTTATAAATGAAGATTTTTTATCATAAAATCTTAACAGCCATCTATTAGTTTTACCATTCAATAGCACACCAAAATATGACTCAGTATCTTTATATTCTATATTATCTTCTGTTTGTATGATTTGTTTTACCCTTTCAAATAGCTCCAATTCTTTGGCTGTGGTTATTATGTTGGGGTTTTCTTCATCAACAATGGCGTTATTAACTTGTGTATCCGTTGCATCATTTTCTTTAGTTTGCTCTACCGGTTGTGTAGATAGCCCGGAAACCACCATTGCGCTAACAGCGCGCTCAACGGCCTGTTTAACTAATGGAGTCACGAACTCAAGAAATCTCTGATTAAGTTGTCTCTCAATATTTGAACGACTAGCAACATATCGAACAAACTCCAGATCAACTTCACGAAGACTAGAACTGATTGTTTTAGTAAATGAATTCAAATAAACACTTTCTTCAGCCAGTGTCCGTAAAGCCTCTGGTTTGAATTTATCATAACGAAAACGAAATAATTGTGTAATATCGGAGTGAGTTAGAGAATCCATTCTTATTTTTAAAAACGGCGTTGAATCCATTATGTTTTTTTGTTTCAAATCCGTAAAAAAACGCCATTCAACACCATTTGTAATGGCTGATATAGTAACTTCCGGTGTTGAATTAAAATATCTTGATAGCTGTGGGCAGTGATTATCAATTTGTTCTGAAAACGATTTCGCCTCAATGAACATCACAGGAACATCATGACAAAATAAAGCGTAATCAACCCGTTCATTAGCCTTAACCCCGGGGAAGTCAGCACTATACTCAGCTTTGACTTTTCTTGGATCATACGGAGTAAAACCAAGAATATCTAGTAATGGCATAATGAGTGCTTGTTTTGTCGTTTCTTCAGTTGTACAAAACACCCCCATTTTTGCAACATGCTCTGTGTGTATTTTTAACTTATTTGCAAAATTTTCCATGCTTGTCTCCTCCATGGTAACAATATGTATTTTGCAAATCCGAAATAATATATGTCAATATGCTCCAGCTTAGAAAATTACTCGCCCCCCTAAAATATCTCTCTACAGCACTCCAAACCAAGGTAAAAGTTTTATCATAAAACTGTGATTCATACCGGCACCTGCGTCCGGTAACTGGTCCCATTAAAAAACACAACATCGATGTTATAGGTGGGGTTATCTGCTCCATCTACCTTTGAAATTGCCAGTGATGCAAAATACCCAGCAAACTGTTGCTGAACCATGTTCACATAGTAGTCTGGGTAAATCTGCTGCACGATGCACTGCTGTGCAGGAATACCGTAATTCGCGTAAAACGGCGACTCCCCCAATCCCAGCTTTAACGTCTGAATGAGCGTCGTCAGCCAGCCGTAGGAGAAATCACCGTTGGCGTCAGATTCTACTGCAACCCATTTTTTGTTGCCGTTCGCGTCGGTGACGCGGCCCCATGTTCTCATCGTGCCCCCATCACTTTAACTAACTCTGTCAGTACTGGTGAAAAGGCAAATGCTAAAGCTACGAGTGCAGCGGTGTAATACATGCGTCGTAAGGTATTGCTTTTTGCCACTAATTTTAAGGCTTTCACAATCCAGTCTCCTCCGCTAAAATTAATCACGGAAGACCTCCAAACATACGTAATCATCCCTTGCGTATTCAAGGTGAGAAACAGAAAACCCCGACTGGGCCAACAGTCGGGGTTTTCGTTTTATGGTCAGAATTTAAAGTGAAATGAACCGGTATTAACCAGGATTTGGTTTCTTCGACGTAATCGTGCTGCTGCCGCTTTGAACACCAGTCACATCGTGGCTGTGGCCGCTGACGCTCACGCCGTTGATAACTGCATCCATCTCGACATTAAGAGGACCAATCAGCGAAGCGGTTGTATCCTTCATCTGGGCTTTGTCCTGGACGATCGGTCCATTGAGGTGAATTTTCCCGTTCAGGAAAATATCTTCGGCCTCGAGGTAAACAGCTTTCGACTTTTGCCTGATTTCTTCCAGAGCCACCATTACCGAGCTACTGCCGTCCTCTGTTTTGAGGATCGCGCCATCCGGACCGTACAAAACGATTTTTTGCGGATCTTCGTCGGACCACTCCTTGTTTGCCAATGGCACGAAAAACAGGGGAGTGAGCGACATCGAGTAAGAAAGCGTTGCCATACCGGTTCCCAATCCGGACACACCGCGCAGTGATACATCAGCGGCAATTGTTACTCCTCGATCGCCCGGCTGTATCGGGTAACGGATATACGGGAATGTGGCGACAGGGATTGTTATCTGCGGGAAGTTGATCCCCTCCGGCAGCATATCAAACTGAACTGTCACTATTTGCCCGCAGATATCGACAACATGGCAGGGCAATTCGCGGCCTTTAAGCTCGGCTTGCTGGTTACCAGAACTGGTCATCATCTCCGACAGTGTTCGGAGAAACGGTAATTTTTGAGCGTTTGACATTACACCCTCGCCCAGTTCTCAGCATATGCCTCAAATACCGTCACCCAGGCATCGCCATCGGCTGTCAGATACGAACCAATGTGTCTGACTGATTTCACAAGAAATTTCCCGGTGAACGTGGTCGAATTTTTTGCGATAACGCTGGGTACCGTTGTATTAGCCATCACAATCGACGCAGCGCCAGAATATAGCCCCTCCGGCAGTTTAACCACATCACCACATCTGATATCGCCTCTCATAGGGCATTTGAAACTGACGGTAAACGGCGCTATCCATGTCGGCTGCCCGACCAGTTCATGGGCATGAATTGTTTTTGGCTCACCCCACTTTGCCGATGCGTTATCGTAGATTCGTATTCTGTCGGAAAGAATACTGATGGCGATTCCGCTATACCTTTCATTACGCATCATCGCAATAGAGGCGTTTTTTACGACCATAGCCAGCGAACCAATCTCCGTATATTTGCCCGTCCACGGCTCTGGCAAAACCAGGTTGTCGCTGACTGTGCAATCAATAAGTTTATTGGGATATGCTTTTTGCAAAGCGCGGACTAAAACATCACCCACCCTTTCCCCTGCTTCCCCCTGCCCCTCAATTGAAAAAGGGTTACCGTCATCGGTTTTGCGTATGCTTGGATTTATTACCAGGTTTAAAGTCTGGTTCGTGCCGATCCAGTTGGCATAGGCCAGATAAATTTCACCATAGATTACCTCCCCCTGTTGATCCTTATTTGCCAGTGGTAACCCCTGAACAAAGCCTGCTTTCATACGTACCAGACAACCCTGCAAACTTACGCTTTGCTTCAGCATGTCAATTGGTAATCCATAGATCGTCAGCATCGTACCCGAACAGACTACATCCAGGCCGGTTACTTCAAAGTCAAATTCAACATGCAACCCACATCCTGGTGTTTCATTGGTATCAAAAGGTCCAATGGGTTTTCCATTGCTATCCACTGGCGGCTTGCCTGTTTTAGGATTAATAATTTCCAGTCGGTAATAACGCATTACGAAACCTCAAACTGATTCGTACTTTCGCGAAAAACAAGTTTCCCCGGAGAGCAAGGCAGCGCCAGATTGATGTCGTAACTGTCAGGTGACGCGATCAAAGGCATGTATACAATCACGTCGCCTGAACTGTCTTTCAGTTCCAGGTAGTAACGATTTGCATACAGATTAAACGGAACGCGGGCGAATGTTTCATATTCTCCGATTCTGGCAGTGAACTGAAATGGTCCTCGCCCGTCAGGTTTGAAAGGAATTAACGTTGTCATAAGCCAAAACCAAACTCCTGCACGACCTGGTTCTTAATACCTGACCACGATAGCGCCCCGTCTGACGGCATCCCTTTATCAAATTTATCCAGAACGCTCGCCAGCGTTTTTACCGTTTGTTCGACAGACGACAATGGTTGCTCAAACTCAATCTGCCAGGTGTGCTGAACCTGCTTGTTCTGCTCAGAGAAACCGGATGTATCGATAAACGACCGCATCAGACAGCGCGTGTAGATGAAAGATGGCGTCATTACGGTGTAACAACCGCCATACTGGTTATGCATATCGAGCGCCATTTTCAGCGCCGTGAATGTCATCCCCTTAGTGATGTAGCCACCGTCCTCCGTTGATGCCGGACGGATCATCTGCATGACTACCCGGTTAGGCTTCTTGACGGTCGCATTCGCTGCCGTTACCTGGTTATAGAAATTCAGGTTGCAAATATCCTGCTGAACCAACGTTGTCCCCGCCATCGGGGTAAATGCCGCCATCGAGCGTGTACGAATCTCGCCATGCAGCAGACCGTTCACAATGCTTAGGCCTTCGGTCAAAACAGCAATCGGCATCACCCCGCCGGGAATTTTCGACGCTATGCCATCAACTAAAAGAATGGGCGATACTTCAAACGCCAGTTTGAAAGCTTGTCCAAAGTAATTAAGTGACATGGTTTACCCCGGTATTTGTTGCATTCCGGCGAGTTGTGCCAGTATGTCGGAACCTGGTTTTTGTTGAACGTCGAGCCTGATTACCTGAGAAGTATTATTTGGTGAATATACCTTCCCCCGGTTCATTGCCAGCGCCCGCATCACATCATCGCCACTTACTGCACGAGCGGCGTCCCCATTTTCATGGTTAATAATGCCCTGAATTAGCTTTCTCATTATCTCAAAATTAGAACCATCGATTTTCTCCTTAACACCTAATCCAGTGTACTGAGAGAGATAGCTTTTATAGGACGATGTGTTATTTCCATCAGATGAAGGGGCATAAATATCAATAATCTGATCAATCGTATTTTTGCCGCGTTTCAGGTATAGCATTACTTGCCGATCTAAGGCAGCAATGCCTTCCAGCATCGTCGGGAAGCTGGCAAAACGGGCATTTGGCCCCGATTCCAGGGTAGCCCCTTTTTGTCCTGCGAAATTAAGATTTCCGGGATTGTTATTCCTGATCCCTCTGGATAAATATGCAGATCTGTTTACTTGATTTGAAAATCCCTGCAATCCTCCAGGCCAGACCTTACCCGGATTGTTTTTTTGCCACTCCTGCACTTCGTTAAAATAATCAAAGTTGAAACGCCCCTCCAGCCCTTTCATTTCCTCACTGGTGGTAGGTGTGTCATTTGTAGGAATAGCCAATCCAGCTACTGTTCCGGCTGTAGCCCCAAGAAGACTTCCACCAACAACACGGGCGGCAACTCCGGTCGTTGTGGCTGCCACAGCACCAACTCTCGATGGTCCAGCAAGTACTGCGGCCCCAAAAAGCCAGGGATGTTCAACCGCAAAACCAACAAACCCGCTAAGTGCCTTAACAACCTTTGCAACATTTTCGGCAAAATTATTCAGGTCGTTATTAAAATGCGGGCCATTTACATACTTACCAAGTTTATCCAGACCTGTTTCAACATCAGTCAAAATTCTTTTAAAGTTCTCACCGTTAAGGAAATTTAGACCAGCATTCTTTACACCATTAGATATTCTAATTAGCTGTACAGAGTTACCCGACATTGCCCCCTGAAATCCGCTGGTAAGTTGATCCCAGTTATTTTCTAAGTTGCTGGTAAGATTCTGATACTGGCTTGTATGTCCAGAGGTGAGCAACGAGTCATTCTGAGAAGCTCGCGATAAAAACTCTTTGTTGAGTTCAGGTATTTTGTCCTGATATTTGACTAACTGGTTAGCAATACCAAAATTTACCCATCCAAGGCCACGACCTCTGAGCATGCTCTGAGTAAGTCCGGTTCCCTCATACTCCTTTGCAAGAGCAGCAACTCTTTCTAACAATACAGGAAGATTTTCTGCTGCCCCTTTTTTAGGATTTATCCCTAATCCAATTAGCCCGTTGTAGGCAGGATGCTGAGTGTCATTTTGCGCGGCTGCCAGTGTATTGAGCAAATTACCAACACCGGAAAAATAAGGCGAATAAGTGCTTTCTGCCGCCTTTAGCTCTCCTGGCGTTGCCTGCAATTCATCAGCATTTTTCTGTTTCTCTACAACATTACGAGCCATCATGCCAAAGCCAAACGGCCCGGCAACGCCCATAACCGCAAGTTTTGTCCCCCACGATACGGTGGTTTTAAACAGGTTGTTTAATCTCGAAGTGGTCGTCCGTAGCGTAGAATTGATCTGCTTGTAAGTTTTCAGCGTCTGTTTGGCTTTTTTCCCCAGCCCGCTGAGGTACTTATCAAACATCGTTTCGCCGCGACCTTTATAGTTGCTCACCAGCGAATCAGGTGTTTTCCCGCTGCCAACAAAGCGCCATTTTTCATCCCTTAAACGTCCATCAGTGGAAGCAGCCAGAACTGGCGCGGGTGAAGATGGTTTCCTGGGAGCCTGATTGGCTTCTCCGCCTGTGGTTGTCTGCCAAGAGCCACCTCCCGGACCTGTATTTGAAGGTATTTTAAGCGGCGTACCGGCAGGGCCAATCATCAGTCCGTTGCGATACTTTTCAAATATCGCCTCAAGCCGCCTGAGGTGTTCTTCATTAACATCCAGCGTCAGAACTGGCATCTGGTTACCAGCCATCACAATACTCCTGCGGGATTTTTGAATTTGAGCAGCTCACGAAACTGAGCTGCTGTTTTTACATTTAGGCCGGAATCTGCACAGATGTCTCTGAATCCGGCTCCGGCTGAGTAGTCGAGGATGTCGCTGATGACGTGTTCGCCGTCGCGCCAGAACTGGCGGCTGATTTCAATGTCGGCAATGAAGCGATCCATTCCGTAAGATTCAATAACGAGCATTGAGTGCTCCATACTCCATTGACCACATCCATAGTCCCCTTCGCCTGCTCCGGTGAATTTATCGACGAGACGCATGTAAAAAAAATGAGCTCACCCGCCACTTCATCCAAATCAATGATTTCACGCTCCAGCGCCATATCGAGAGGGATTGTGTCGTAGCCTTTACCCTCCACTGGGTAAACAAGGTTTGCCAGGCGAATGACCTCATTAACAAGTGTATTACGGACCCCTTTATCACCTTCCCAGATATTAGAATCACGCGAGATCCGCTCCAGCATCAAAAAAGCGATACGCGGACCCGCAACGACGCCAAGACCTTCTGAAAAAATGGCAGAAAAAGTTTTACTCAGAATGAAGAAATGCTCTTTAAACACCTCTTTGCTGATCGGCGTGGCATGGATCCAGCCATTACCCTTTTCTGTCCGGACAGGAATAATCAGGTTTAAATTTCGCGCGATTTTCATACCAGATCCCACATTTCAGAGTTGATGTAATACGTACCAGTAATGGTGATGGCCACACCCGGCTCGCCCCCGGCGAAGGTCATATCCTGCACGTTGGTGATCGCCGTGTTATAGATATCGAAGTCACCGAACACCGTGCTGTCGCTATACACTTTTGCGTCGCCGATCGTGGCATTCTTTTCCCATTGCGCCTTGAATTGTTTTCCCAGCGCCTGGCTACGCAGCAGATGAACACGCGCCTGTAAAATCATGTATGGCTGCGGCGACTGCACGGCTCCCGTCATAGCGGGTAAAAACTCCGTGATATTGCCCTGAAAGGACAATTCGACGCCTTCTTTTGCCAGAAAAGAGGCGGACACATTCAGTTCAGAATGGGAGGTGAATTTAACGCTGGCGCGAACCCGGTTAAGGGTGCCAACGGGGAGCATTGGATTAGGCACGGTTCAGTCCCTCACGAAAGCTGCATTGTCACATTGATGTTAAAAATGATTTCGACAAATCCGCGCATCGGCGTATAGGAGGCCGAAAGGCCTGCATAACGCCCGATACCGTAATCATTGGGCTTAGTGTTGATATACTGGCGGAAAGGCACTGCATCGACGACAGGCTGACCGTTGACCAGGCCGTAAGATACGCCCGTATTGAACACCGCCTGTGCGACCTGCTGTAGACGGTCGATCCCGTCCTGGTTGTAGTAAAGCGGGTTAATTGAGTTATTGCTGCCGTTGATCACCGTGTTGGCGAGCTGCATATCAACATTAATCTGCACCCAGTCCACGGAATACCAGTACGTCATATCGTTACCGTCACTGGTAACGCCTTTCACCAGAATCGTGTTGGAAATTCCCCCCTCAGCCCCCGTGTCGACGTAGTTAATATTCTGCTTCGTCATCGTGACCAGAATTGAAGTTTTGCCCTTGTGGGCGTTTACCGCCTGTAGATAGCGAAATGCCATCGGCGGCACCTTGTTGATTTCTGAAGGTGATGCGGAAACATAGTTCCACATTACGGCTGCTGCCGCGTTTGTCGCCGGGTACGTATCATCCGCCGTTGCAATAACCGACTTAATACCGGCATAAGGCGAAACGTAATTCGTGTCGTCCGGCGTTTTCGTCAGCACGAAGAAATACTGCATCGCTTCGTTGGCGGTGTGGAGTTTTGCCAGACTGATAAACTCTGCGTCACCATCCCACGGCTGCGGCACCAGATACGCATAAAAACGCAGGAGCGGATCTTCCATATAAGCTTTCAGTGCAGCTATTTCCTTACTGACTCCACCTTTCTGTACTCCCAGCTCCAGCAGGTAAATCCCAACTGAATTTCCCTGGGCAAAAAACGTGTTTACTGCCGTCACCAGATTTTCACTGCCAACAATGGAAAACTGCCCCAGTGTCACTGGCGAACCGGAAAGCTGAGAATCAGCAATCGTCCAGGTCAGTGTTTTTTCATCCGTGACGGTAGCAGTATATTCGCCATTCCACGCGTCGGGCGAACACCCGGAAACAACAATTTTCACCTCAGAACTGTTTTCGCGTCGGATGTTGCTCCCTTCCGGAAGCGTCATCGTAACGGTGACGTTTGCCGCAGATTTTCCTGCAGCAGCCGCCGACAACGCAGCAATCGGATTTCTTACCAGATCGTTAATATCCTGATTACGGGTGAGTAATACAGGCTTTCCCGGCTCATGAGTCGTGGAGCCAAACGAGAGAACAGCGGACATCTGCTGCAAATTCGAGGGAATGGCCCCGATGGTCTGGGACACATTCACCGTGACGATATTAAACCCCATTATTTAACCTCATATTTACAAATGACTTTTTCAATCAACTGCCGGGATATTTCCCGGGCGGTGCTCTGGTAGTAATTCACGTCAAAATCGACAATCTTTTTCTTCGCCAGAGCGTTGATTTCAACCTGTCCCGACTTTGCGTCCTGAACCACCGGAATATTGGTTACACCAAACTTTTCCTCCTCCAGCGCCCTGTTCACCACCGAGTCGACAAGATCCAGCGCCATTTTGTTGCTGAATCCGTAAAGCGTCAGGCGAACCGAATCCTGGACGAGCTGGAATCGCTCACCACCGAAAACAACGGGAGCCACCTGCAAAGGAATACTGTTGCGAACATCCACCGCGATATACGGAGGGCGAAGGTTCTGCGGTACCAGGTAAGACGGATACACGGTCGCGGCATCTTTCATTTGCAGCCAGATCGGGATGCTGTTGGATATGATCTGCTCGTCGCTGATATCCTCCTCACAGTCGATAATCTGGGAACGCATGGTTGGCAAAATCGCCATGCCGCGATAATGAAAAATACCCGACTGCTGATAGCGGCTCTCCATTCGAGAAAAAGCGAACTGGACGCCGCCGTACTCACCGAGATAGATCGCATCGGGATTTTCCACATTAAAATCATCAACCTGCTGAACAGGCGTGAAAATAATGTTGTTCACATCCTTCGAGACAGACTCGTCCTGAATCGCAATAACCTGACGATGCAGGCTGCCTTTGATTTTCAGACGAGTTGGTGACTCAATATTCAGACGACACAGTTCATCGCAACTGATGATTTCCGCATTAACCCAATAGACAAAACCATCCAGCGGCAGAACCTGCCGGACATAGAGCCTGAACGTGATTTCCTGGTCTGACGAGATGGTTTCAACTGCGGATTTAAGAACGGACGAGAGCTGCGAACTGTGCTGTTCGGCTAATTCTTCAAGACTCGGCATTGTTATCTATCCACGCTATAAAGCTGCCCTTAAACAGGCCACCATCTATGAATGACGGGCGCCGCTCCCCGGTATATTTGTCCTTAAGCCTTGAGTTAACACCCTGTAACGCAGCCTGGGTTGGGACCTGATTTCCGTTGATCGTCATTCCGGCCATTTCTTCGGTTTCAAGAAATATATGGAAAATCTTCCCGGTCCCTTCCAGAAAATGCTCGCCAGGTAGCGGAGCCTTATACTTGAAGTGATTGACCAACTGGTACGCCAGTTCAGTACCTGCCTCCTGGATAATCTCGTCCTTATGCATTTCCCAGAAGTGCGTAAAAATTTCGTATCGCTCCTCGAGGTCACAGGCCACGTCAAACGTGGTTTTTCCCAGTTCGTCGCCGTAGTCATACGGCTGGTCGATAACCCCAAAACAAAGTTTCATGGCGTGTAACCCCATACCGTGCCCATCTGCATCAGCACCGCAACAACCTGTCGTCCATACGGATCCTGTAACATCTGCAAATCCAGCAAAGACAGATTACTCAGCGCGTCGCTGATGGTGATCGAACCAGATGTCCCCTGGTCTGCTGCCGCGCTGACAAGCCCGGTAGCCAGTTTCCCAAGGTTGAGTTTTTTTCTCAGGTCGGCAAACCACGAGCCGGGAGCGAAATTCAGGAGAAATGAGGCGGCAGCGTTATAAACCGTTCGCACATAGATGATGGGTAAACGCTCCAGCCCCTGATCGTGAGGGATTAGCTCCATCGCAGACTGAAAGCAACATTCCAGCGTCGGATCATCGTCAGCAATAGCGTGAACCGGTACTTTCATGTCGTCACGAACAAAGCGAATAAATCCCTCCAGTGACGGACGCAAGGTCATTATTTTTTAACCTTAATATTTCGCTTTGTGCTGGGCGGATTTTCCTGTTCAGTGTTAATCGCTTCCCCGGTGATTTCCATTTCAATACCACCCGGTTGAGGTTTTTCGCCACTTTGAATCACTGCCTGATCCACTGCGTTATTCAGCGATACGGCGCTGGCTGCAAGAATTTCTTCTGACAGGGATTCCAGATTTTCCGTTTTCTGCTCCGCGCAATCCTCAATGCGACCGACGCTCACAGGTTTATCGATGGAATAGCAGATACCGGAAAAATTCTTGTCCACCTTGTCACAACGCTGGAATCCGTAAGGCTCATGCTGTCGGATGATGTGGTCGATAATATCGGACTGATTTTCGATCATATGCTGACGTCCGGACGGAATTGTCACACCGAACGACTGCGTTTTTTCGGGGAGTTTGTAGTTGAACGTGTGCGGCTGACGTGAGCAGTTAGCGATGTAGAGCTTCATAAATTTTTCCCACAAAAAAGGGAGCATTTAGCTCCCCGCGTTATCAGAGTGAACGTTTATGCGTATTTGGCAGACAACAGGGTGATCCCCTCAGGGCGGAAGTTCCAGCCCGGCGTCGCGCGCATGGTATACAACGTGGTCAGGCCGCCATCCGGCATAGGGGACGGGATTTCCGTCGGCGCTGCCATATCACAGAACATCACGTTGACGGCCTGCTGGTTAGGTACCAGCGTGGAGAAAATATTGGTGTTAATGGTGTGACGCGCTTCCGGAACCTCAATCGTCGGGTTCGTAACGATGATTAGGTCATTACCACCAGCGCCTTTACCGATCAGCGTGTCGTCCTGGCAGAACATGATGTCGTCGCCTGTCGCCTTATCGGCGACGTCTTTAACCATCGTTCCCACCGTTCCGGTACCACCACCAGGACGCTGGTAACTGGTCAGCTCAACAATTCCTGTCCACTCCAGCGCCTTCATGAATCGCTGTGGGCTCAGAATAACAGTCGTTAATGGCTGCCCCAGCAGCAACATGCGGGTTTTCTGGTCAGCAATCAGGCCAAGCATAAATTTAGCCATCTCGCCGGAATCCCAGGTGGTGTACGAATCGTTACCTTTGCTGTCGTTGCCCAGATTCAGCGTCACTGCGTTCGGTGAGTTGGTGATCCCCTCGTTATTAGCTGCATTCACGCCATACAGCAGCATATTACGCAACATTTGAGCGTGTCCCTGACGGTTAGCCAGGCGCAGGCCTTCAATCAGAGAATAGCCCCAGCGATCTGCTGCATCAGTATCGAGATAGCTGTATTGCGAGCGGGAAGAAATTCGGTAAGTCATCATTCCGTCATAGCCGCCAGAGATACTGGAAGACGGTAACTGACCCGGCAGAGACTGGCTGACCTGCGCCTGCGAGGTCATGCGCAGATATTTCTGATAGACCATCAAATCACTGGAACTGATTTTTACCGCTGGAGCACCACCAGCCAGGACTTCAAACGCCCCGGAAGCCATGCTCTGTTGCACGATCATTTCCGGCAGCACCATTGACGGCGACACAATAGTAGTCGCAGGAGTAAATGCGCTCATTAATTAATATCCCCTTAAATTAAAAACAGGCCGCACGGTTTGCCGATTTCCCAGACAACGTTACCGCCATCCTCTTTTTTCACCGTCAGGTTTCCGTCAACTGAAACCATCAGCAGCTTAATATCCACTTTCGGATTAGCGCCGGGTGATCCCGAATAAACATCAACCATGTTTTTCGTCAGATCCCACACAAAACCACTGGCAGCAACGGTGTTATTTCCATCAGCCAGCGCAACAACTTCTGCACTGACAGGGAGAGGAATGCGGGCACCTGAGCCAACGCGGTAATAGTGAACAAAGCCACCCGCGAGATATAACGGCACCGGATTATCCGGCGTGGTAATGCCATGAAATGCCTGATTAAAGACAGTAAAGGCGTTACAGGCGTCATTCGTGGCTTGTTTAATTACCGCGCCGTTAACGCTGTCTTTCGCGGGAGCAATGCACTCCATAACTCCAACGCCACCCCATACCGGTTCAGTGATTTTGCTGTCCAGTCGACCGGAGCAAAGTTGCAGACGAATTGCCGGATCATCCTGCGCATCCCCCTGCATCAGCCCACGGGATTCGACGTTAAAAAGGCCACCAAATGCTCCACGGTTTTTAAACGGATGAAAGTTAATATCAGCCATTGTTCAGGCTCCCTTGAGTGTTAATTTTTGCCAGACGACGCCCCGGAATTTTGAAAGCACTCAGCCAGACGTTCGGATCGCCCTGATATTCAGTAATGCGACGTCCGGCTTCATCGTTGCGGATACGTTTATGCAGTTGCCCCTGCGTACTCATCATTTCTTTTTCGATGGACTGACGGGCGGCACTGAAAATTGCGTCCTCAAGCACAGCCAGCGTTGCAGAATCCGCAATCGCGCGAATATTGACGTCCTTATGTGCCGGAGAGTGTTTCTGCATAGCGATTTGAACCGCCCCGGAAATCCTGGAGACTAAACTCCCTGAGAAAGAGGTAAACAGGATGACTAAAAATACTCGTTTTTCCCCCGAAGTCCGTCAGCGGGCGATTCGTATGGTTCTGGAAAGTCAGGATGAATATGACTCACAGTGGGCGGCAATTTGTTCCATTGCCCCAAAGATTGGCTGTACGCCGGAGACTCTGCGTGTCTGGGTTCGCCAGCATGAGCGGGATACCGGGAGTGGTGATGGTGGACTCACCACCGCTGAACGTCAGCGTCTGAAAGAGCTGGAACGTGAAAATCGTGAACTGCGCCGCAGTAACGATATCCTTCGCCAGGCTTCCGCTTATTTTGCGAAGGCGGAGTTCGACCGCCTCTGGAAAAAATAATGCCACTGCTGGATAAGCTGCGTGAGCAGTACGGGGTCGGACCGGTATGCAGCGAACTGCATATTGCCCCGTCAACGTATTACCATTGTCAGCAACAGCGACATCATCCGGATAAACGCAGTGCCCGTGCGCAGCACGATGACTGGCTGAAGAAAGAGATACAGCGCGTATACGATGAAAATCACCAGGTATACGGTGTGCGTAAAGTCTGGCGTCAGTTGTTACGGGAAGGTATCAGAGTGGCCAGATGCACTGTGGCACGTCTCATGGCAGTTATGGGACTTGCCGGTGTTCTCCGGGGTAAAAAGGTCCGCACTACCGTCAGCCGGAAAGCCGTTGCCGCATGCGACCGCGTAAACCGTCAGTTCGTGGCAGAACGTCCAGACCAGTTGTGGGTGGCTGATTTTACCTGGGTAAGCACATGGCAGGGCTTCGTTTATGTGGCGTTCATCATTGATGTGTTCGCCGGATACATCGTGGGATGGCAGGTCTCATCATCCATGGAAACAACATTCGTGCTGGATGCACTGGAGCAGGCGTTGTGGGCCCGTCGGCCGTCCGGCACAATCCATCACAGTGATAAAGGTTCTCAGTATGTATCGCTGGCCTACACGCAGCGGCTTAAGGAAGCCGGATTACTGGCATCAACAGGGAGTACTGGCGACTCGTATGACAACGCGATGGCTGAGAGCATCAATGGTCTTTACAAAGCGGAGGTAATACACCGTAAGAGCTGGAAAAACCGGACAGAAGTGGAACTGGCCACACTAACGTGGGTGGACTGGTATAACAATCGACGATTGCTGGAAAGGCTGGGCCATATTCCTCCGGCAGAAGCAGAAAAAGCTTATTATGCTTCCATCGGAAATAATGATCTGGCAGCCTGAGTTCACAGATAAAACACTCTCCAGGAAACCCGGGGCGGTTCAATTAGCGCACGCTTGCGGTAGTCCAGCGCATTTTCACCAGAAAACGGTGCTGGCGCGTTTTTACCGCAGGCACTGAATGCGGAGTCGGCTTTTGCCTGTGCTTCTGCCAGGGCTGAGTCATTGCGTTCTTTTTCTGCCTCCTCGGCAGCCTTACGCTGTTCTTCCGCTTCGGAATCAGCCTTTGCTTTCTCCTCAGCGTCTTTAGCTGCCGCCTCGTCAGCTTTGGCTTTTTCTTCCGCCTCCTTTGCCGCAGCTTCATCAGCTTTACGTTGTTCCTCTGCGGCTTCATCGGCTTTGGCCTTTTCTTCGGCCTCTTTTTTCGCCTGTTCTTCGGCATCCGCCCGCGCTTTGTCCCGCTGCTCCAGTGAGTCCATGCGCGTAACGACACCATCGATTTTCTGATTAATGCCTTGCAGGGCATCGCTCACAACCCCCTGTAACAGGGCCTGGAGTTCTTCTTTTTCCATCTCGATTTCACCTGTGTTTGTCACTTCAACCCCTGCGGGGATCCGGTCTTTATCCCACACACCCAGCGAGCCGTGGGCTTTCGTCACCAGGGCGATGTGATCAACCAGGAAAGGAACGCCCTCGATTAAAAAATTGGTGTCACCTTCCTGTACTTCCACATTTCCTGATGTGCTGTTGAACACCACCGACGGACTTGTCGAAACATCCCCCTCAGTGATTTCTTCAACAATGCTCTGGAGGTAAACGCGGCACACCGCCCATACCTCATCACCCCGGATATACGGCAGCATGACGCTACCGACGATCCGCGATTTAAAATCCTCCTCCGTCAGAACTGCGTCGTCAGGATGGTTTGTGATAACCGGAAGGCCATTGCATCGCCTTAAAAACTCCTCGTTCAGATAGAGCTTTGGATCACGCCAGACGTGCTCTTTCAGCCCGGCGCGATAGGCAAGCCCGGTTCCGGTTATGCGCAAATTCACCAACCACATGTTGGAGAATTTCACCGGAGACGGTACGGTTCCGTCCCTGATGCGTTCTGCCACTTCAAGCTCGGTTAAACTCACGTTTGCCCTTCTCCGTTAAAAATTCGTCGGGTAGTTTCTGAGGGGCGTAGATCGGCAGAGCATCGCAACTGCAATAAACCTCCTCCCCGGCAGCAGTGATTTCGTCATAAAAACCATATACGGGCTTAATAAGCCCCTGCTCCAGCGCCCACGAATCGCGGAGGAGATAAATTTTCTCGTCGCGCTCTTTGTGGTCCTGTCGGTATTTGTAGCCCGGACGCCGCCAGTTAGAATGCCAGCGCAGAGCAATCGCACCACTCTGAACAGCCAGCAGATACTTAACGTTGCTCGCCAGCTTATGTCCCTGGTCAATTGCCACCCGGCGACTGATAAAATCCATATCCTTCACGGACTTCTGAAAACCGGACTTCACTTCCCGGCGATCAATTTCGCTCACCCCGTCAGGCGGAATGGACGTAACCCATCCCTGAAAACGCTGTATGGTTTTCTCGATAGCCTGTTCGCGGTTGAGTTTTATCAGGTTGGCACTGGCGAAAATTCGCCTGTCTAGTTCCTTGCGAAACTCAGGTTTCAGTTTTTCAACAGTGATTTTTTTAGGGCCGTCAGGAGGCTGATCCCGTAATGCCCCGCCGTCGATGACAAGACGGCTGTAGATAGCGGTGAGGTGTTTTCTGGCTACGGTATCATCAGGGGTTTCTCGCTGAGCGGCTACACGGAGTTTCCGGCACCATTCGAGCAATGATTTTTCGCTATCCCACCCGTGATTTACGTAGTAGTTAACGGCATCCGTCAGAACCTCATATAGCGTCCTGATCCGTTTCTTCTTCCTCACCGCCCGGCTGGAAATTGCCATCAGGCGTCTCCTGCTTCGGTGGTTCATAATTCGCCAGCGCGTCCACATCAATGATGAGTGGAGCTTCGCCATAGGTTTGCGTGGCATTAACAAGGCTTGCCAGCCATTCAGTGACGGCGGCACGGTTTTCAGGATCAACCTGTGGCGACACGGCAGAGAAAAGTGCTATCGCCTGTTGAATCACTTTACTGTCGCTTTCCCGGCGTTTGTCCGGCGACTCCTCCACCAGCTCCTGCCATGTCGCGGTAAATTCACGTCGCCACTGGTAAAACGTGGTTTTATAGTCATCAGTTATGATGTCCGGGTAATCATTTTTCAGCGACTGATAAAATTCCTCGTTCCAGGCGATGTACTGCACCAGGCGTTCGAAATAATCCATCACGGGTTCAATCTGCTGGCGTACACCATCGATATACTGGCTGATGGCTTTCGAATCTTCGGTCCCCTCACCGAAACCATTCGAAAAGGCTTCCTCTTTGATGAGGATCGCCGGAACGTCACTCCCTGACGCAATATCGGAAATAATATTGTCGCGTGCAGCGTTTAGCGCACCATCGATGTTTTGTAGATTTAGCGAGGTAACGTCCTCATCCTTCCCGATACTAAGCACACCTTTATTTTTTGCCTCTTTGACGTTTTCCCTTTTTCGTCCCGTGGCGGCAGCCATGATCCCGTCAAGTTTCGAACCGTACTGCACAACTTTAGCTACCAGTACGCCCGCCTTCTGGCTGACGAGATCATTCGCCTCCATCGTGTTGATATAGGATTTCAGGGAATAAAGAACGCGCTGAAACACACTACGTCCGGTGAATCCGAACGATGAACTCTGAAACTCCAGATAAATCGGTGTGCCGTTGAAGATTTTCAGTGTGCGTGACGGATGCCAGTCTTTCCCACCAATCTTCAGTTTTTTATTGGCTTCCTGGAAAAACGGGCTGTTGGGGTTCTGGTCAGTCACCATCGAACCGGAAGCGTTCAACGGGTCCCACGCGTTGATATACACGTCATCTTCTGTCAGTCCGAACGTCGGAAGCGGTTCACGACATGGAACGCTGTCGGTGCCCACGCCGATCGCTGCAGCACCGTAGCAACGAGACAGAAAAAACAGATTTTTAATCTTCTCGTTGACCTTCATGCGTTCCCATACCTCCTGAAAACGCCTCACAACCCTCTCGTCAGGGTCTGTCTCCACGTTATACTGGCGCGGCTTACACATCGCCATCAGTATGGGTTTTTCGACAAGTTTTCCGCCCAGAGGATGGAATTGCCACAGCTGCTTACACAATTCATAGCCAATGTCGGTTCCCGGCTGAATTTCTTCAGCCTCAAGAATATGCATCAGTGCTGAACCGAGGCCGCCAGTAATCTCGATCTCTGCCATCAAAAATATCCTGATTTTTTACAACGCCGCGTAATTACCGTGCGCGATAATCAATCCATAGGTATAACAATCGAAAAGGTCATCAGCACGTTTATGCGCGTCTTTGTCTGCCAGGTGGAACCCGGCGATTTGTTTAATGAGGTGGTTTGCGGTGGTACGTTTGAATGAAACGGTCTTGTCGTAAGCCTCCCGGACGATTTTGCACATCCCCTGATAGTGGTAGCTGGATGCCATCACCGCCCGTTCTTCTTTACCTTTGCTGGTTAGTGCCGATTTAATCGGCGTCATATCCCAGCCTTCGGTTTCCGCCTTCTGGTTGAGGATTGCCCCCATCGCGGCGTCTTCCATAAAAATTCCCTGGCAGCCCAGACGCGGACGGCATAATTTCGCGAGGCGCTCGAGGTTTTCATAAACGCCGGGGATATATTCAGGAAGCAATGACGCTTTAATTTGCGTCACATCCCAGTCAATAATCGTCAGTTTTGGCTCGTCCGAATACGTTGACTCATAAGCGAAATACAACACGCCAGTACCATCATTTTCGGTCCCGCCTTTCAGCGCCGTATCCATCACTGCGAAAATCATGTCGCAGTACGGCGGCATCTCAATCGGCTGACCGTCCACCAGCAGCTTATCGACATCGAGTAACGCGTCTTTGGACCAGTCCACGAACTCGGCAAGATATTCCTGCTGCCAGACACGCGGATCGGATTTCTTCTCCGTTTCCTCCAGTTCTTCTTTCGGAATATACGGATTCGATGAAGTTGGCGCATGGTGCATGACAAATCCCAGGGATTCATCGTGGCATATCGCGTAGAAAAAATTGCTCTCGTCGATACCGTTTGGTGTGGAAAATACCCACGCACAGCCACGGTAATCAACAAGCGTCGGGCGTATAGCGCGGGGCCAGATTTCCTCGAGCATTTCCGGCGATTTAGTGAATGCGGCCTCATCAATCAGCACAGCGTGATATTTACGCCCACGCCCGGCCAGTTTGTTATTGTCCGTTACCCAAAAGTCGATGCGCCCCCCATTACGGAGAATAATGCGCTTTTCATTTTTTGACTGGCTGAGGATCAGCGGTTGCAGAACGGCGCTAATTTCATCCCAGATTTCCTGGTACTGGCGGTATTGTGCGGTAAAAATCCCCACCCTACCCGCGATAAGTTGCCCGGTGGTAGGAACGGCAAATTTCCGCGTAGCGAAACTGGTAGCGATGTTTACCAGCATCACCGTTTTACCCCAGCGACGACCACAGCATACCGCGTGGAAGCGTTCCTCTATTGCCGCCGTCCATGCAGCTATTTGCCCCTCATGAGGTTTTGGGAGGTAGATTTCAATCGACATTATCCACTCCCGGCATCGGCAGAGAGTTGTGGATAATTATTTCGTTATTCTCACCACCCACGCCTTTTTTGAGGTTTTCAATCTCAGTGCGCAGCTTTTCGTTGCGAAGCCTCAGTCCTTCAAGCTCCAGATCATTGCGACTGTCAGTTGCACCACCAGCAGAACTTCCTTTCGTCGCCATTATCAGCTTGATAAGTTCGCGCCGGGCGGCAGCCTTATCCTCCAGCAGGATCTCAACACCAAATTTCCCGAGCTTTGCCCCTGCATATAATTGTCGCGCATCCCCATCAAGCAGAGTGGTATCAGCCATATAAAGCTGTCCCGTTCCCTCACCGCAGCACTTCGGACAATCCGGATTGGGTATGGCGTTATCAACAAAGCCGAGGCCTCCATATTCCGGCTCGGGTTTGCCATCTCTGGAGGCCTGTGCCGCTGCCTTATCGAATTCTGCAATATCACGCCACTGGTAGAGATGATTCTCGCCCCAGCAATAACGGCAGTTAACACGGCGAAATTGTGCCAACTGATTGGGGTCGGCCTGGACAATAGCCATCAACTGACTCACCAGTAAATCCAGGTCTGCGGTATAGCGTTTCTGATACTGATTGCGGAAGTAGCTGATAGCACGATAAACCCTGGCATTTCTAAGCATACGGCTGGCGTTGCTGTTAGCTGTCGCACCTTGCCCCTCATAACCAGCCAGTCGGTATGCCTCTGTCGGCTTTTTCCCCTGAGCAACAAGCATCGCAAACTTAGCCTGCTGGTCAGAAATGCCGAATTCATCGGGGCAGAACGAAAATTCCTCCGCGTCGCCCTCATTCAGGCACGCATCGGATACTGGCTTTTTTTTCTGAGATTTTCCGTTCCGCTTTTGCGCAGTCTGCGCAGATTTTTTCTGCGCACTTTGTTGCGCAGTTTTGCGCATTTCTGTCTGCGCATTTTTCGGAGGTTTTTTGATGTAACGACGGGCTGTTGCGTAATTCAGTCCCCTTGCCTCACACCATGCCACCGGAGATACACCGGAGCGGGTGTATTCAGCAATATATTCCTGCTGCAACGCCCCCCAGTCCGGTCTGTTCATCAGTTAGTCCTGATTTTTATCCACCCTGAGTAACTCACGCAGAGCAAAGGCATCCCCTTTTCTGGCAAGCTTAAACAATGCGGCTCGTAGCTCGGCTTCACCTTTCGCTCTTCCCTTACGGATGGATGCGTAAAAATTTGTCATTGCTTCCCGATTTTCTTTCAGTCGGTTCAGATCAACATCCAGAACATCAGCGATTTGTTGTGCGGTCATCCGGCACGCAGCCAGAGACTCGACTTTCGAATACGGAATCATTTGTCACCCCCATTGGTATGCAGGGTGTCTTCTTCCTGTATTTTTCGTTAAGGATTTTTACTGCAGCGTTGTTCCAGGTGACCTGATGGTGAATGCGTTTATGGCTGGCCCCCATCAGTGAGATTTTTACGCACGAGGGCGCATACATGACGGAGTAAAAACTTTTAACGTAGGTTCCGGAATCCAGATACAGCTCGGTCATTCCGCCGCTGTTTTTCTGCGTCTGTTTCTGTCCCAACTGGACAGCACCAATCGTCATAAACAATTCACCACGGCGACCGAGATTCGTGTAAGTATTCACATCCTCGTTAATGCGCCCCATGAATGAGAACGGTCGCTCAACCGAACAGATAAAGCTGTTCATTGCCTTGCGTTTCACCCATGAAGCATGGCCGCCATTGTCACCAAGAAAATCCCCCCCCTGCGACATAGCGATGGAAAGCGCAGGAATTGATTCGTAATACGCCAGCATTTCAGAAAGGATTGCGTCCAGTTTCCTTATCGGGAAATAGGCCTGGTCATAGTTGTGATCCACCCGAAACTGGAACTCATGATAATCATCATCGAACTGAATGAAGTATTTACACCCGACCTGTTTTGCCAGGTCGAAGCAGGCATTACGTGCGTAAAAAATTGAGCGACGGTCACCGAAATTATCGGCTTCGTCAAAACGACTGGCGATATCGGCTTTAGAAAACACCAACACCTGTTTACCAAATTCAGCTATGTACTGATGCCGGGTTTTATCTTCATCATCAACGACGATAAAAATTTTACCGGTATAGCCAGCTCGACGTAATGTTCGGTAAGTCAGAACTTTGTCCGGTCGCCCGTGAGTCAGAATAAAGGCGCAAAAATCATCACGCATATTCCTCCTCCCCGCCGTGCATGATCTCCACCATGCGTTGCGTCATCCGGACAAATCCATTTTCAATGGCCTGCTGATAATCAATGATCACCAGCGCCGACTCCTCAAAAAGGTGCTGAATTTCAGCCGGGGCGTGAGCGTAATAGTCCGCAATTCTGCTGAAATCAAACACCGTGTGACGCTCTGCTGCACACAGGAGGAATTTTTCGATATCAGGATCAAGGGACGCCGAACGTATCCGGCTGACCAGCTCCTGAGTTTTCGTATCGTCGTACAGTTCGCCGATATCCGGTTTATCGCCTGACGGCTCATAAACAGGCGTATCAATTTTCGTCGTGTACGGCTCCTCCTCATTTCCGGTACCTGGCAAAACTTCCATCAACAGTTCGTCAATTTCTGTTGGGCTGAATCCTGTCAGGGAGATATCAAAATCAGCATTGATTAGCTCTGAAAGTTCCATCCGTAACAGCTCTTCATCCCAGCCAGCGTTAAGCGGCAGACGATTATCTGCCAGGCGGTACGCCTTTTTCTGATCATCCGTCAGACCAGACAGAACAATGACCGGGACGGAATCCATTTTGAGCACTTCAGCCGCCATAACGCGACCGTGACCAGCAATAATTTCGCCCTTTTCGTCAATCAGCACTGGATTAGTCCAGCCAAATTGCTTAATGCTTTCTACCAGTTGAGCCACCTGCTCAGGGCTGTGGGTCCTGGCGTTGTGCGCATATGGAGACAGTTTTTGTAACGGGCGATAGACGATCTTCAATTTCTCGCTCATACAGCCTCGCTTTATATATAAAAAAGCTCACCAGCAGCCAGTGCGCTGGGTGCGCGGCGGGTGCTGCTGGTGAGCCTGGCATTATCGCAGCCCCTCGCTGAAGGGCTGCTGTAATACCTAACCATCCTGATGTTGTTGTGATTTCGCATTAACTAAGTCAATGAAGTCCTGACACATTTCAAGACGATGACCATGATCATCGACAAAGTTATAACGCCGAAATATATCAATAATTTCATTGGGACTTTTCCCCACAATATGAGGATATTGTTTTGATTCGTAATTATGTTTCATCATCAAATCTCCAGTCTGTTGGGTATGATTCAGCAACTCTCACACTGGAAATAGCCTTTCACAATGGAGGTATCTATCAATACTCTGGCGTTCCATCCAGGATCTATCAGGGGCTTATGAATGCCAGTTCAAAAGGCCAGTATTTTCACCAGTTCATAAAGAATGTGTATCCATACCGTAAGGTAGGCTAACTTTTAGTGGGGGAGAACTTCCCCCACATTCATATATCAACCAGATTAGATAACCGAATTTTATGCTTTCCGGACGCTGGAGCACTCTTCATTTTTCAGCAAAATATTCTGCTCTGGCAGGCGATTAGTTCTGCACACGCTGCCGAACATTGTCGACAATTTCGCAGACCTGAGAAGCCGTATCGAAAAGCTGGCGCGCCTTATCCAGGCTAACGCATCCCACCAGGAAAAAAGGCACCAGTATCGCTACCAGTGCCCATTTCGCCGCCGTTCGCGGCATTCTGTGTGTCCAGTGTTTTCTGCTCATAACACACCTGGTTATCAGCGTTTCAACTGAAAGTGAGGCCCGTCTTTCAGTGTTTTCCAGTCCCCGCCCCATTCGATGGCAGTTCCCAGCTCTGCGGCAGCCTTCTTAAATGCCTGCGCGATTTTCTCGTACAGAGGCCAGTCCCATGACACCTGGCTGCCAACCCAGGCAACAACATCCACCGCATCACCGGTCAGGTGGCGGCTGTTCATGGTCTGGCTTTTCCCTTCCGCGACCAGCTGTTTCTGGCGTTCTTTCGTGCGCAGCCCTTCCGTAATACCGAAATCAACCTCCGTCAGCTCCAGCGCACGGCGAACGACAGCAACCAGCTGTGGTTTAACGCCCTCCAGATTTTTTTCACTGCGACGGCTGAATCTGAATTTACCCGACATATTCACCTCAACAATGGAAAGATTTTTGTGACGTTCCCGCGTGCGCGTATCACCAGCACGCAGAACAGCAGGTTAAAAAACACTTCCAGCCAGCCCGTTGCTAACGGGCGACCACACAGATAGCTGAGGGGCGCAAAGGCATACAGCAGCATCAGCAGCCACGCCAGCCATGACATCAGCGGTTTATGTCTGGAATCACGGCGACGATAAAAAAAGAGCGTCAGCACGATAACCGTGCATAACGCTACATTCAGCAATCCGGGAAGGTTACTTAACATTGCCGCCTCCTCCACCCCGCAGACGGGAGAACAGGCCGGACACCAGTGATGCAATATCCTGCTGGTGGATGAACGAGAGAATCTTCACCGACACCACTGACACCAGCACTGCACACAGTGCGTCGACAGGCGCACCGTCAAACCCTGTATGCTTTACCAGCCAGGATGCCAGAACCTCTGCGCCCAGCACGCCGATAATGAACGACACCAGAAAATGCGCCGCCACACGCCAGGCTGAAAGCGCCTGCGGCATCGTTGCCACAAATAACGCCCCGGCGAACGCACCAAACACAATCCCGAAATCCGTTCCGGTAAACAGCCCGAATACCGTCGCCCCGCCGAGCGCCACAGCCGTACCGGAACCGGATAAGGGTTCAGACATGCTTTTTCCTCCCACAAATAAAAAAGGGCCTCCAGCGGCCCGTAAAAACACCCTGTCAAAGGCACCCGCAGATGCCTTTTGTGTGGTGTTATCTGATGTGATGTGCGCCGGGCGCGGCGCGGATATGAAAAAGGCCCGCCGCAGCGAGCCTGTTTTCAATGAGTGCAAAATTCAATTATTCTTGAGTAACACTTAAACTCATCTCATTGAATGCAGCCATCCTGTAACCTGCCGGTGTAACACCAAAATAACTCCTGAATACGCTGATAAAATAAGATGTAAAATTATAGCCGCACTGAGCAGCGATTCTGTTGATGGCGCAACGAGATTGATTCAACAGCATTGCTGCCATTCTCATTCTCTCTGTAAGCAACAACTCACTGAAACAGGTGCCTTCTTCTTTCAGTCTTTTTTTTAACAAACTTTCACTGATACATAACCGAAGACACATCTCTCAGAGTCCAGTTTGCTGCAATGTCCGTACGAAACAATGCACTAAGCCTGTCACTAATATTGCTAATACACGCGGTCAGAAACGACGAAAACATCTTCTCTGATGAGAAAAACGCCAGACACGAAAAGGAAAGCATTTCCGCTAAATTGTCCGTATGAATCTTTTCCTCACAAAGATAATCAATCAGGATGCCCATCAATTCTGCCTTCGGAAAACTCACGCAAAGATATCGTGGTATTTGCCGGACTAAAACTACATCCTGTTTTTCGTCTCCACACAACAGGTAACGGCTAATTGTCGATTCACTGAGACTTATTCGCCGAAAACATTCCGAAAAGGGCAATAACGATCCAGCCCCCCCCCTGACAAGAAGTGCACTACCACTTTCAAGAGAGAGCTCTTTTCCTTCAAAGAGCACAACAAACGGGGAATGAACAAAAACAACAGAACAGGCTTCATTCATATCAATTGCCCTGACATTACTGGTCACAAGATAAGTATATATCGATTTACAAAAATACAAGCCGAAAGACCAGTATTCGCAACCACCAGCACGTTTTATGTTCTCTGCCGTTTTTCGGACATAAAAAACCCGCTCAATGGCGGGTTGTATCAAAGTTCATGCGCTTGGTTCACCTCGCGATACAGCTTTGCGAAGCTTAGCAAAATTGAAGCGGTTTATGCGTAAAAAATCAAGCCGTTTTTTGAGCGAATGATTCTCGCATAGGAATGTATAGCGCATACTCAGCAACGGCCAACCAATTAGCAATTCGCTTTTCGCATGTGCTAAAACACCACTCTGGGTGTGCATCATTTAGCAATTCAGCCATTTTGCGTTTGGTCATCCCCCGCCCCTCATACCGTTGACGAAGGACGCTAATCAATCCTGGATGCTCTGCCAGCACCTCACTTATGACCCGATCAATACATAACGCCTCTGCATCAGTACAATGCGCCAGCCAGCTCTTTTGCTTACCGTTAATCATATCCCGCAAAAAAGCCTCAAGTTCAGACTTGTTCAGACCTGCTTTTTTCATCCTCCGGAGCGCCTCGTTAATTGCCGTTTTTGTCAGCTTTTTAGAGGCCAACAACTGGTTGAACATATTCCCCGTCTTACCGCCGCCAATATACGACCAGCGCCCCCACATGCGCAGTTTTCCCTGAATCCAGACACTTTCCAGCGTGGTGAGACGAAGGTGTTCCCCGCTTTTGCCTGTATTTGTTGGGTAAATCATAAATAACCTTCCTTTCTCCAGATTTCTTGCGTGCGAAAAACACCTTCTGCATGCATCAGGCGTAATTCTTCTTTGGTGTAATCGCTTGTTTTTACCCGCCCGTCGATTAAATCGTGGCACGAGCTACAGGCAATCGCTGCCTGCATATCGTGTGGCTTTATCGCCATTCCGCACGTTCCCGCCAACCTGTAATGCGCCAGCACAGAAGTTTCGGGATTGTGATTGCAGTAGCCAGGGATTCTGACCTGGCACATCTGGCCCCGCGCCGCTTTACGTAAATCCACCATTACGCAAACTCCAGTAGCTGCGCGGCCACATTTTCGACTTGTTCCGGAGAGGAAAATTTACGGAACAGAATCCAGTTCCACAGCACATTCAGTACAGATTTATAAACCTGCTGAAACTCGGTTTCGTCCATATTCGCAAACGCGATGGATTTCGCCCGACGCCCACGACTACCGTCCGGATAAATATGCTCGGTGTAAAATCCGGCCTGAATGGTTACCCACTCGCGGAAAGCCTCAAACGACTTTAGCAATGCCGTATCACGGGTTCTGTGTGTCGCAACTGTATTCAGATATTGCTCTGCGGCTTCGCTCAGAGCTGGCGTATGTTCCCGGCCTACTGATTCACACAGGTAATCAACGAAACCGGACACCAGTTTTCGTTCGCGAGGCGTGATCGCCCCACCGACCGGAGTCCAGTAATCGAAACCCAGTTGCAGGAGTTTGAAAAAACGCTTGTGGAATGCGTAGTTACGCACACGCTTAAAGTCTGCGTGTATCCACTCACCTATTTTGATTTGATGCAGAAAATCGCAACTCTCCGGCGTCGCCGGGAGAAGTAAACCAGAAGAAGTTTGTTTGACCAGTTGTATATGCGCCATTGCTGTCTCCAATGGCGCTGTAGGTTGCCAGTTGTTCAGGCTGGCTTACGAATTATAACTCATTCGCGAACCACCTTGAAACCGAGCCTTTCAAGGTATTCAATGAATGCCTCGATAGATAAAATCACATGATCATCAGGAATTAACGTTGTGTAGATAACTTCTCCATTCTCAACGCGCACAGCATAGAGGCCATCTTCACTAAAAATTTCACGCAATTCTTCGATTTTCATCTTCAGAATCCTTCCAGATAAATAGCACTCCCCTGTTCGGGGTCCATCCCTCTTCTCCCTGCGCGCTACTTAAGTATTTTTGATTCTATTCCGGCACTATCCAAAACTTCAAACGCGTTGAAAATAAAAACAAAAACCCGCCGAAGCGGGTTAAGTGTGGGTGCATTGAGGATGCCTGACACATCAGAGGTGGCGGGAGATTACTCTCCCGCCTGGTCACTCTTACTCTCTAGATTCGTAGTCTACGAAGACAGCGACCTCCGTCTGCCCGGTTCGGATTCGTACCTCGCAGAGGTCTTTCCTCGTTACCAGTGCCGTCACTATGACGGTTAAACAGATGACGATCAGGGCGATTAACATCGCCTTTTGCTGCTTCATAGCCTGCTTCTCCTTGCCTTTCGGCACGTAAGAGGCTAACCTACGTTTGTGTAGCATAGATTGGGCCTCAGATTAATGTTAAGCGTCTTGCCGGACGCGTAATGTTAACTGGGGCTTTTCTCTGTCTGCCTTACAGTGGCATGCCCGAGGCAGACAGCCTCAAGCACCCGCAACAATCTTACCGACACCGATAAGAAAACGCTATTTTTTATTGCCAGAACCTTCTGCCCAGGCTAATGTATCCGCGTCAGAACGGCGCAATGCGCTCGCCTGAGATACGTTTACTTGTCATTGGTGGCAACAGATAACGGCAATTGTTGTTTCTGTTTGTTTCCTTCAAAAACCCCGGACCGTCAATCCGGGGTTTTTGTTTGTTATCCCCAGCGGCAAATCGAATACACCACCAGCGCCACCGCCATCGCAATTCCTGCCGTTGTGAATGCTTCAGGCCAGGTCATCGTAAAACATCCTCCTCGCTTTTCAGTCCGTTTCGCTCCAGGTAGTCCATCGCCTTATCCGGCAGTTTGCAGTCCGGCTTCGCTTTCCTCAGTTGCCAGGCTAACCGCTTTACCTGCATGGTTAACTCGTCGACCAGACGCTGATACCCCACTGGTTTGTATTCATAAAATTTACCAACTGGCGCTGCTGCCAGCAATTGCAGTGCAATTTCCAGAACAGCAATATCCATCTTATATGCGCGAATGAGGTCATGGTCGATTGTGCCTGGTATGCACAGTCTCTGTGATTCAATAGTCTCCTCTGCGTGGGCTATTAACTGCTCTTTGGTAAACCGTTCTTCTTTGGTCAAAGTCGCCATTTTACTCTTCCACTTCGTCTTTTATTTCGTAAATTGAGTAATTGCAGTGATTAAAGAAAACATCAATTGCCTCGTTTTCTATTTCCTCAGGAGTCGCGTCATCATCCACTTCAAATACATCTTCACGCACGTTACCAACAATCCTCGTTTCGATAACTATTTTGATTTTTCGCATTGTCTTACCGCCATTTCGGGCGGCCTCCTGATGTTCTGAGGGTGCAGAAATCCCTCCGGTTAAGGATTATATTTTCAATAATAATGTTGATTATTCTGGGCTAAGTTTTGTCGCCCTGCGTATCCGCGCTTTCACATTACGCTCAATCTGAATTAGCTTTTCTATATTTTTACGTCTTTCCCGTTCCTCCTGACGCAATTGTTTTACATCATCTGCCAGTCTGGTTTCTCTTTTCGCCACTGAGAGCATCCAGTCAAACGGCTCCACAACTGCACCGCAGATTTTACAGCGGACCTGACGCTCTTTTTCGTCAACCCGGACAGAAGCGTGATGGCAGTATGGTCTTTCCGATGGCTCATAAAGAAAATTCACCTGATTACGTGGGTCATCCTCTTTTACCGGAAATAAAACAATATTCCCGGACTCATCTTCTGGGGTTATTTCCACGTCACTCTCCTTTGATGCGAATACCTGCCACTCGTAGTGCATGCTCTAAGTCAGCCAGATAAAGCCAGCGTCCATGCTCACTGGGTATCATGACGCATCGCTCATCAGTATTTATCGGATGACCATATCGAGGCTCATAGCAAGTCGGTAACTGCACATCCCTTACTTCCATCTCTGCAATGCGTTTGTCTCTGGCTTCCAGCTCATCCAGCAAAGCCAGCACAACCTGCGGTGTGGCTTTCATACGAAATGCCAGCAATTTTTGTGGTGTGGCTGCTGTTTTTATTGCTTCTGCCGCCTCACGCAGTGCCTGACAGTTAATCTGATTCACTGTGTCACCTCACAATTCCGCAACCAGATACAAACCGGACCGTCTTCCGTGTCATGAATGGAGCCAATAAACCACCCATCACCCTCTGGTCGTTCCGGCTCCCATGCGGAAATATCAGGACCATCCGCATCCGGATTAAAATCATCTTCATCCATTGCGCGAATGGTCCACTGAAGATTATTTGCCTTCATCCAGGCATTAAATTCTTCCGTCGAAATATACTCCCGGCCATCACAAAATTTTTCATATTCAGGATGTGTCCAGCAGCCATATGCATCACGTTCTACCGGCATTTCTTTGATTTCGTTCATAACATTAACTCCATTAAAATAATGCAAAACAAATTAACCACACCACTACAACCGATGCTATTAACACCCTGATTGCAAACAGTGGACTGATATGTCGAAAAGGATTTTCCCAGATAATAAAAGCCGCTGCCAGAAATGCACTGATCAGGAATACAATAACAAACAGCTCAATTTTGATTATCCAGAACATATTCACTGCATCGCCTTCTGTAAAATAACCGCATGCCCCAGCTTCTCCGCCAGTGCCAGTTCTGCCTTAGCACCTGCCGACCGCTGCCAGCCATTCAGCATATAAATCGCATCCACGCAACGTATCATCGCCATGCAGATATCCATGTACTGCAACTGAGTCAGTCCGTCCGGAAGTACTGCCGGGTTTAAGACGGTATGCCCTTCACGTTTCAGTTCCTCTTCCGCCTTGTGAAACGCCTCACGGTTGAAATTTTTATATCCCGTCATTGGGCCGGCAATATAAACTCTCACCCTCACTCCTGAACTCTCCTGTCGAAATAAACGTGTTATTCACTGTGCGCAACGGCATTCCAAATTTTATGGCGATTTCTCTCCTGGACACGCCACGCTGATGCAGTTGTCGCGCCAGCTCAATATCGCTCTGAAGATATTTTGCTGACTGGTGAAAATCACCACGCAGAATCAGACTTATTCCCATCTCCCGGGCTTTCGTCCTGACAGCCGCCTCACTACGACCAATCAGACTGCCGATGCTTTTTACCTTCATTGTTCCCGCGCACTGCCGCAGAATAAGGATTTCAGCCCGCACCCAGCCACGCCATCTCACTTCACATCCTCTCTGGAACAATTCATCTGCCGTACAATATCCCGGTGCTTGTTAAGCTCCCGCAGCGCCGCGCAAACTCGCTCCCACTTCCGGACATGATTTTTCGCCCGACGCAGTTCGCGGTTTGCCATGTGCAGCGATGGTAAAATCAGGTCATTCGCACGCGTTTCGGTAAACGATGGCAGCGACTGCACAATGTCCGCCACAGTTTCTGTTTTAATATCTTCCTGTGTTGCAACCTCCTGTACTGGTAACGCAACACCGGCTGGCTGAGAAAAGGCTTTACCAGGTGTTTTCGCTACCGATACAAATTTCGGCTCTGCTGGTAAATTTTCCCCGGTTTCTTTTACCAGCATCCACTTACACCCCTTCCCCTGTCCCAGCTTAATCGCCATGCCATCGCGGCAAAGCTTTTCCATCGCAGAAACCAGCGACCTGACGCAATCAGCACGCCCCACAGCAATTGCAATCTCAGCGGTGGTCATTGCCCCACCATGAGCAAGTGTGGACAGGATGTCGCAGCGATTCAGTGGCTCACGGTCTTTTCTGCTGACCACCATGCGGGATTTTCTTTCCGCTTTACACACCGGCACTGTTTTTTCTTTCACGCCACTTTGTCGTTCTGAAACAGACCAGTAACCATTAACCGATACAACTTCTCCCTGCTCTTCGTACTCCCGCAACATTTTAATCGCCTCAGCCGGTGCAATGCCCAAACTGGTAGCAAGCTCAGTGCACGTCACCTTTTGCATCGCTTTTAACGTATCAATCAACGTTTCCATTAAAATTTCTCCCGTTAAAAATTATTTACCAATCTCAAACAAAACCAGCTGCCTTCCGGCGTTCATATTCCTGTTTCAGCAACTCAATTGGTGTTGGCCCCGACGGGCGTTCTGGTGCTGCCAGTTGCCGCCGGACTGGCGGAACGCTCAGGCCGTTACCAACATGCTTTGCCCATTTCGTCAGCTGCCGTTCTGCAAGCCGTTTTAACTCCCCTTCGGTCATCTGGCGCTCAATCCCCTTTGAACGCATCTCGAGGCAAATGTGATACAGCACAGGCTGAGACCACGGGTATTTATCGCTTCCGTCGTATCGCCAGGACTCATTGCGCCAGCGGCGATATTCCTCCATCACGTTATCCACCGTCAGACCAAATGGATTTGCCCCGCTTTCCGAAATCAGCGCCACAAACTCAGCCAGGTCCGGAGGCCATGTTTCACCCGCCCGGCAGCGGTCCATGCACTGGCGGCAGACCAGCCGGATTTGCTGCTCAGTCATCGCGCCAATCTGTGCAATCCAGAGCTTCGAAGGTGCGGCCCCGTTCTTCTGGGTCCAGCGGTTCGAATAAACCTCCCCCATGAGTTCCCACAGCTTCCACGCCGTTTCCGTCGCTGATAAATCCGTTTTCACGTTCCCACTGCTCACGTGCTGCCCGAATTTCCTGAACTGCCCGTGATGCGGTGCCACCTGGTGCGGCTGCATGGCTCCCCCCCTTGCTGACTGGTTTAACCTGCGCCCTGACGTGATTTACGTGACGGGCGAATTTCTGCTCCCACTGAACCTGCGTGAACACTTTGCCCTCCGCTGCCCAGTAGTCCCGGAAGGCGGCAAGTTCAGCTGGTGTAAATTCCGGCTCAGGAAGAGCCACGCCCCACAGCGCAGCCCGTCGTCGAAAATCCGGCGACGGATGCCAGCCATCGGTCATCGGAAATTTCCCGATGGGTTCGCTCAGGCCTTCCAGGTAATCAGGTTCCGCTGTCTGCAACGGCATGCCATTTGCCTCACTGGCCGGAGCACTCTCGCGCACGCGCGCGTTATGTGTGGGGTTTATATATCTGTTATCTGTTATCTGGATACCGCATGACAAAGCGTTAGCCTTATCCTTAGGCTTATCCTCAGGCAAAGGGATTTCCTTATCGAATGCCATCCCAAAAGCCTCAGAAACCCCGTAGGACGCGGCTCTCAGCGATTCCCTGGCCTCCCATTTGAGAGGACAATCAGGAATTAAAGCGAATGCCTTTGCCCAGGATTTAATGACATTTATCGAGTTTGGCGGATTGTGTTTCGCAGCATTCGGGAGCCAAAAAACTCTGGCTTTGATATCTGCTTTCACCATGCCAAGATTCATGGCTTCGCCTAAGGCTAAGTCAAAGGCTTCGATATCCCACCCCAACTCTTCAGCCATTGCTGCCCGCCCGGCTTTAAACAACCCAGGAATAATCCCGGTAAATGGACTGGTCAGCAGATAAATAAACAAACTCTGTCCACTTGGAGGCAGAGGAGATAACGCCCTAAATTTGGGATCATCCCATATCGTTATTTTTACCTTGCGATAAGGCTCATTGTTTGCCTTAGTTTTTGGCATGGGATTTGGCATATTTTTAGCCTTAACCATAATTGCCTCATCTGGTGTCGAACCTTCCTCCGGATATAATCTGTGATTCCCCAATCAACAGAACCAAAGGAGGTTCGACATGTCTTTTACATTTGATAAGTCTGCTCCATTCCCCCAAAAATTTTGGGTGGACAGTATTACTGGAACCGAGTCAAAAATTTTTAGCACCTCAGGAATGCTCAATCGCGGAGGAGTAAAAATACTTGCCCAGGAATTCCACACACAGGAGCTAAATTACGGGGCTTATCACAAACTAGAGTTGATAATGGATGCAACCCAAATTGATGAACTGATCGTTGCCCTACAAAAGCTAAAAGAAAAGATGTCATAATCACCCCCTAAAAATTACGTGGCGCAGCGGTTGAGCTTTGCTGTAGTCGATCTCATCGCCATACTCAATATCAAGAGCTTGTCCCTGCGCCAGTTCCATCCACCGAATGTGTTCTGCGGCTTTTTCTTTATCTTTGATATTGATGAACAACAGCGTTGACGAGGGATACCCGTTAACAAGATGGCGATGCAGAGAGAGTCGTATGGCATACCAGGCAACATTTCGGGCTATACGCTGAAGCAATGTTTCGCCTTCCAGTGTTTTAAGTCGGTATTTTTTCAGTTCATATTTTTCCATCACCACATCACCTTAATGAACAACAACAGAATCGCCGGACGAACCACCGCCGCTGAAATGCGCTTTCCGGTAAACGGCCTGGACTGCATCATCATGCGCATCAATTGCCGTACTCAACGCTTCCTGCGCCGCCAGTAATGCACGGCGTTCCAGGGTATCGAAGATGCAGAGTCGGTGACGCAGCTCGCGCGGAAGGATTGCCAGAATTGCTGGGATCAGCTTCTGAATTTTTTCTCTTTGCGTTTTCGTTTCACCTTTCAACCAACGGTGATAGATATTCTGCTGATTGTTCCAGTCCTTGCCTGGAACCAGGGGCAATTCGCCGCCCCCCTGGCGCAGATATTCTTCAGTAATTGCATTGGCTACCCATGCCTGCCCTTTTTCAGCAGCCAGGGCTAACAGCACTGATTCGATGTGCTCATGCCTGATTTTCATGAATCAACTCCTGTGCATTTTGTGTGTTAGCCTTACATCCAACAGGTAAACCATCGGTCGGATTCGGGTAGATATCAGGCCGGAGTTCATGAGGTGTAACCTCGAAATTCGTTACTTCAGCAACACGTAATGCTTTTTCAGGGCTGAATCTTTCATAGCCCCCCAGCACTCGACTTACATGCACCTGAGATAAACCCGTTAGCTTCCCAAACTGTAGCTGGGTGATATGTTTCTCTTTTAAATAGTCTCTTAAGTTCATAGCCAACCTTCTACGTTATGCCTCGAGCAAATATTAGCTCCGCTAATTTTAAAGATCAATAGTCAGACTATCTTTGATAATATTGGTAAAACAAATAAACTCTATGTATGAAAAAAACACGCGAAGTGATTGCAACTCCAGAAGCGAGCAAGAATTTAAAAGCCGCATGGAATGCAAGAAAAAAAGAGCTGAAGCTGACTCAAGAGCTGGCGGCTGAGTTGTTAGGATTCGAATCTCAAGGCACCGTTAGCCAGTATCTGAACGGCAAGATACCGGTAAATACCGACGCTGCGCTAAAATTTGCGGCTCTGTTAAAGGTAAAACCAGAGGACATTCGAGAAGACCTTAAAGACTTAATGAATTATGTAAGATCATCAGATACTTATGATGATAGCTTTTCAGGCAAAGGATGGAGGCTGGTCAATGAAGAACAGGCAGAGTTACTTAACCTCTTCGAGATTCTACCTGCGTCAGAAAAAGCCAAACTCCTTAACCAGCTACGTGGACTAAACAAGCTCTACGAGGAAGCCTTCGAGAACATGCTGGCACTAAAGAAACGTAACCAGTAGCCACCGCTCATTACCCCATCCACAACAAAAAAACCGACGTCTTAGTCGGTTTTTTTGTGCCATAACTTCTGCAAATCAGCTGTATAACTAATATTTTTTCCCTTGAAAAACATTTACATAGTTACCAAATCAAAAATATTATACGCCATACTGTTGACTTAAAATATCCGCGTTACTAATATTTATATCAAGAACAGCACGGCGCTGTAGGTTTTAGTTCCGCCACCCGGCGTTAAGGGGAGAGATAAGATGACATTTACTCAGGGTATTGACCCGCTAGAAACGAATAATGCTGTGTTTTGTCTGGCATATGAATTGTCTGTACAGGCATCAACAATGGCAAAAGAAAGAGAGCTGACTCCGGGGCAGGCTCGTCTCGCACTGGAACTCGCCAGCCGGGTATCAGCAGCAAAAAAAATCGCACCAGCCGTAATGGCACGAAACCTGGCTGATGCCATTGCAGATGTCAGGTCACTACAACCATACAATTATCATGTCGAAGAGGCATTAGAAAAATTAATCGCTGCTGCCGACGCCATCATTGATGAACTGTAATAATTGATATGCTGGAGAATTTCTATTCCTGAGAGATGCATTTTTCACGCCCGGACAACGCCCGGCAATTGCCAGATTCAGTTTTTCACGCTGCTCTGGCGTAAGAAGTTTAACAAGTTCTTCAAGAACAAGCGCGGTAGCCTCTAATCTGGCGGAAAGATAATCAATATTTTTGTGTTGAGATTGAATAGGCATAAGCAATTCCTTACTGGTTGTGTGAGAACTCCAGTATACCACCGAGCCTGAAGTGGTAAAAAGACAGGCATACAACACGAAGGCGCACTTCCGATATCCATAAAGAGTCGGTCTTGTCTGTTAAATTTAAATGGTGGGAGTGCGCCTCCAGTTGTGAATAACAACACTGCTGTGTGTAGTCTTGGCGGCATCAGTTTTTTCTTGAAGTTCGACTGATGTCCGCCCTTTTTAAAGTGAATTTTGTGATGCGGTGAATGCGGCTAAGCGCACGCGGCACAGTTAAAAGCATCAGTGTTATGGGTGGATTATCCGGCGTTAATTGTTAACTGGTTAACGTCACCTGGAGGCACCAGGCACCGCATCGACAAAATTCATTTGTAAAAATGGAGATAATTATGATTACTCATCACTTCGGAACTGATGAAATACCACGTCAGTGTGTGACTCCTGGCGATTATGTTCTTCATGAAGGTCGGACATATATCGCCTCGGCAAACAATATTAAAAAGCGAAAACTTTATATTCGTAACCTGACTACAAAAACATGCATTTCTGACTGCATGATTAAAGTCTTCCTCGGTCGTGATGGTTTACCTGTAAAGGCGGAGTCATGGTGATGACTAAGAAAATAAAATGTGCTTACCACCTTTGCAATAAAGGAATTGAAGAAAGCAAAAGCATTAAAAGACCACTTCATTTCATGCGTGGAGTTATACCAACGACGGAAATGAAAAAATATTGTAGTGAAATCTGTGCCGAAAAAGACCAGATGGCACACGAACTTTAATTAACTGACTATCCGAAACTGAATTTATGCCAGCAATGGCAGGGATTCGCTCAACCTTAATTAAGGAGAAAAACATGATTACCAGTTATGAAGCCACTGTTGTTACTACTGATGACATTGTTCACGAAGTCAGCCTGGAAGGAAAGCGTATTGGCTACGTGATTAAAACAGAAAATAAAGAAACCCCTTTCACTGTGGTTGAAATCGACGGTCCATCAGGCAACGTTAAAACACTTAACGAAGGCGTCAAAAAAATGTGCCTGGTGCATATCGGAAAGAATCTGCCCGCAGAAAAAAAAGCCGAATTTCTGGCAACTCTGATTGCAATGAAATTAAAAGGTGAAATCTGAAAGAAATAGCCTGCGTATGGCGCAGGCTATGAACAGTGTGTATCCGGCAAGATTATTCACTGAACAAACGCATTTTAATCTGAGTTGAGGTTAAAAAACAATGAGCACCGATAAACAAGTTTACCCACTGTATTACGAAGCAAAAAATGACAAAGTAAGAAAACGTCTCGGTATTAAAGGCGGTTTTTACTGGGCTGAAGCGAAAAAATTATCCATTGCCATCTCCCGTGGTGCTGTTGCGATTGACGATGCTGGCTACGATGAAGATGACTTCAAAAAACCGGTTCGCGTCAATTTGCCCGTTGTTGATGACCTCCCGCCAGAAGGCGTATTTGATACGGAATTCTGCAACCGTTACGAAAAAGGCGGGGAAGATGGCATCACAATGGTATTTATCGCGCCCTCGCCCTCTGTTCAGGATAAACCAGCCAGCACTGACAATACCAACGTCAACGGCGAAGACATGGCTGAGATTGAGGAGAACATGCTCCTGCCGGTTTCAGGTCAGATTCTGCCTGTTCGATGGCTGGCACAGCACGGCAGCGAAAAACCGATCACTCACGTTTCGCGGGACGAACTGCGCGCATTACATAACGCACAGGATGAAAAACTTCCCGCCGTTGCCGCGCTGGCCATCTCAAATAAAGCAGCGCAACTCGAACCACTGGAAATTCGCGATCTCCACAAACTGGTACGCGACACTGACAAAGTTTTCCCTAATCCTGGTAATTCAGACCTGGGACTGATGACCGCTTTTTTCGAAGCATACCTGGGCGCTGACTACACCGATCGCGGTCTGCTGACAAAAGAGTGGATGAAGGGAAATCGTGTTTCACGTATCACCCGCACGCCTTCCGGTGCTAATGCTGGCGGCGGGAACAAAACCGATCGCAATCCGAATTTAGTACACACCTTCGATACGCTGGATGTGGAGATTGCAGCAGCCACACTTCCGATGGATTTTAATATTTATGAAATTCCGGGCAGCGTTTATCGTCGCGCAAAAGAAGTCGTCCGGAAGAAAGAAAGTCCGTTCAAAGAATGGTCCGCAGCACTTCGCGCAATCCCGGGTATCCTGGATTATTCCCGTGCCGCTATTTTTGCACTTATCCGAAGCGCACACCCTGAGTTTTATCACTACCCGGGGCGCCTTCAGGGGTATATCAACGCCTATTTAACGGAGACTGATCACGAGAACCCTACCGAGGAAACTCTCGCTGCTGCACGACATACACCGGAAAAAGATATCCTGGAAGAAGTTAACCGCGAACTGGCTGCTAAACGCGAAACAGAAGAAGAAAAAAATAATGAGGAAAAATCACAACCGTCTGACGCAATGGCAGATGAACAGGCAACGACTGAAGCAATGGAGTCGGGTACGACTGAACATCGCCAAAACACGCAATCGCTGGATACTCAGGCGCAGATAGATCCGGTTAATCAGGTAAAAGTTACCGCTGACGAAGTAAACAAAATTATGCAGGCAGCCAATATCAGCCAGCCTGACGCTAATGAACTGCTTGCTGCCTCTCGCGGAGAATTTGTTGCAGGGATTAGCGACCCGAATGATCCGAAATGGGTGAAGGGGATTGAAACCCGCGATTCTGTGAACCAGAACCAGCAAGAATCGGAACGGAACGACCAGAAAGCGGAACAAAACAGCTCAAATGCGTTACAAAACGAGCCAGAAACGAAACAACCTGAACCAGTAGTGCAACAGGAACCGGAAAAGATCTGCACCGCCTGCGGTCAGACCGGCGGCGGCAACTGCCCTGATTGTGGTGCGGTGATGGGCGACGCAACGTATCAGAAAACCTTTAATGAAGAAAATCAGAATGAATATCAGGAAAAAGATCCGGAGGAAATGGAAGGCGCTGAACATCCGCACAATGAGAATGCTGGCAGCGATCCGCATCGCGATTGCAGTGATGAAACTGGCGAAGCGTCAGCTCCTGTAGCAACTGAAATCATGTGGCCGTCATATTTCGAGCCAGGCCGCTATGAAAACCTCCCGAACGAGGTTTATCACTCCGCCAACGGAATAAGCAGCACGATGCTGAAGGATGCCCGTATCAGCCTGATGTATTACCACGGGCGGCACATTGCCGGAACTATTCCGAACGAGGAAAGTGATGCACTGCTGCGTGGGCGGATCATTCACAGCTATGTTCTGGAAACGGATAAATTCGCTGATGAATATGCCATTCCGGTACCGGTTCCTGAATATGTGGTTACTACTTCTAACGAACTGATCGCCATCATTAAAAAACACAATGCCAGTCTGCCAGCACTGATGACACCAGAGCAGATGAAAGAGTGGATCGAAAGCTACAACAGCACTCTTATACAGCCACTGTCTGTAAGTGCTGGGGCCGAAGAAACAGGCATCCTTTACGGTTCGCTTCCGGTGGAATTTCGGCGTATTCCTGAGGGGGAAAAACATACAGCATCAGCAATGAAAGCCTGTATTAAAGAATACAACGCAAGCCTCCCTCCTCTGTTGAAAACCAGTGGAGCACGGGAGCAGCTTCTGGATCAAATTGAAACTGTAGACCCAGAACTGGCAAAAAAAGAACGTGCTAAATCTTTGCCTTACAACATCAGTGGCACAAAAGAGCAATTAACCGAAATCGCACGGAAAATTCGCCCGGAACTGGTGACACTGGAGGACTGGCAAAAACGCCAGCAAGAAGAAAACGCCGGGAAAACGTTTATCAGTCCGGATATGTATGAACAGGCAAAAAATATTCACGCGGCACTGCAAAACAATACCGATGCAGCAAGGCTACTCAACCACCCGGATCGCAAATCTGAAATCAGCTATTTCGGGTTTGATGAAGAAACCGGGCTGGAAATCAGGGTCCGTCCTGATATCGAAATCCGGCTGCCATACGAAAGCATTTGCGCTGACGTGAAGTCAGTCAGCCTCGGTTATGTGCGGCAGGAACGACTTAAAGATCGCCTGCACCGTGAAATTATTGAGCGTGATTATCACCTCAGCGCCGCAATGTATTGCGATGTGGCAAACCTGGACAAATTTTTCTGGATCTTCGTCAACAAAGATGCTGGCTATCACTGGGTGGCTGTCGTGGAAGCCTCGCAGGAACTCCTGGAACTTGGTCGACAGGAATATCGCCGGACGCTACGCCAGATAAACGAAGCCCTAGAGACAAACAACTGGCCAGCACCGATTACCGAAAGTTACACCGACGAATTAAACGACTTTGATCTTCGTCGTCTTGAAGCACTGCATCTGGCTTAATGGAGAACCTGACCATGCAAAATACCAATATCATCACGACAGAGCAGACACCAAATACCATTTCTGCCAGTAACACTATTTTTAACGTTCAGGCGTTGACGCAACTTCAGGAAGTAGCCGGGTTGATGTCACAGGCCACCGTCACAGTTCCCGATCACCTTCGCGGAAAACCTGCCGACTGCATGGCAATCATCATGCAAGCCATGCAATGGGGCATGAACCCCTACGCTGTGGCTCAGAAAACACACCTGGTAAACGGAGTTCTGGGTTATGAAGCACAACTGGTTAACGCTGTGATCTCTAGCTCAAGTGCAATTGTAGGGCGCTTCCATTACAAGTACGAGGGAGACTGGGAGAAATGCTCTCGCACCCGAGTGGAGACCGTTAAGAAAACGGCCAAAGGAGGCGGAATCTATGAGAAAAAAGAAACGATCCCATGTTGGACCAGTGAAGATGAGTATGGTCTATCAGTTCGAGTGGGTGCAGTTCTTCGCGGTGAAAGTGAGATTACCTGGGGAGAACCGGTGTTTCTTTCCAGCGTGATTACGCGTAATTCTCCTTTATGGACCTCAAACCCGAAACAACAGCTCGCCTATCTGGCGTTGAAATACTGGGCTCGCCTTTATTGTCCTGACGTCATCCTGGGCGTGTATACCCCCGACGAACTGGAAGAGCCACAGGAAAAAATCATCAATCCTGTGCCGGTACAGAATTATAGCGAGGTAAGCGAGCAGCGAACAGAAACCATCGAACAGCGTATTGACGAAGCGTGGATTGATGAATTCCGGCAGCGTGTCGAAAGCGCGGCCACGACTGAGGAAACCACTGCATTACGCCAAGAGATAGAGGATCAGAAAAACCAGATCGGCGAATTCTTTGCCGAGCTTAAAGGAAAAGTGGTTCGGCGCCATCACCGTCTCAATGCTATTGCCAGTATCGAGAAGATGATAAATGACCTGCCTTCATCAGGTGATCCAGAAGCAGAACAAAAATTTACTGCTCTGGAAAATACGCTGAATGCTGCACGACCACATCTGGGTGAATTATATGAGGCGTATAAAACGACACTGACAGATATGAAACCAGAATATATCGGCTCCTAATATTGACTTTGGCGGCGTAGCCTCACCGCCATCACAAAATTTTATTATATGAGAGAAAAGACAATGCGGTATGAAAAAGTCAAACCATGTCCGTTTTGTGGTTGTCCATCAGTAACGGTGAAAGCCATTTCAGGATATTACCGCGCAAAGTGTAACGGATGCGAATCCCGAACCGGTTATGGTGGAAGTGAAAAAGAAGCACTCGAAAGATGGAATAAACGAACCACTGGAAATAATAATGGAGGTGTTCATGTATAAAATTACCGCCACTATTGAAAAGGAAGGTGGCACTCCTACCAGCTGGACAAGGTACTCAAAAACAAAGTTAACCAAATCGGAATGCGAAAAAATGCTCTCAGGGAAAAAAGAAGCAGGCGTTTCCAGAGAGCAGAAAGTAAAACTGATAAATTTTAATTGCGAGAAACTTCAGTCCTCGTGAATTGCATTGTATTCAAATTAAAACTTCATAGCTGATTATAAATAATCAACATCAGGCGTCAATTTCAGTCTAACATTGGCGCCTGCCAGAGGTGATGCGATGGCACAAGTAATCTTTAATGAAGAGTGGATGGTTGAATACGGCCTGATGCTTCGCACTGGTCTGGGGGCCAGACAAATTGAAGCATATCGCCAGAACTGTTGGGTGGAGGGCTTCCACTTCAAACGAGTATCTCCTTTAGGTAAGCCAGACAGCAAACGAGGGATTATCTGGTACAACTATCCAAAGATAAATCAGTTTATCAAAGACTCATGATATGTCTAAATTACCAACAGGTGTCGAGATTAGAGGTAGAAACATTCGCATCTGGTTCATGTTTCGAGGAAAACGATGTCGGGAAACATTAAAAGGCTGGGAGATTACAAACAGTAATATTAAAAAGGCCGGAAATTTAAGAGCGCTGATAGTTCATGAAATAAACTCCGGTGAATTTGAGTATTTAAGACGTTTTCCCCAGTCCAGCACTGGGGCAAAAATGGTGACAACGAGAGTCATAAAAACGTTCGGGGAGCTTTGTGATATCTGGACAAAAATTAAAGAGACAGAGTTAACAACAAACACAATGAAGAAAACGAAATCACAATTAAAAACACTCAGAATAATAATTTGTGAAAGTACCCCGATATCATATATTCGTTATAGCGATATCTTAAACTACCGGAATGAACTGCTGCATGGAGAAACGCTTTACCTGGATAATCCAAGATCCAACAAAAAAGGAAGAACCGTGCGCACAGTTGATAACTATATCGCCCTGCTCTGTTCGCTGTTACGTTTTGCGTATCAGTCGGGATTTATATCAACCAAACCATTTGAAGGAGTAAAAAAATTACAGCGAAACAGAATAAAGCCTGACCCGTTATCTAAAACAGAATTCAATGCATTAATGGAAAGTGAAAAAGGACAGAGCCAAAACTTGTGGAAATTTGCCGTTTACTCCGGGCTTCGTCACGGGGAACTGGCAGCTCTGGCGTGGGAGGATGTGGATTTCGAGAAGGGAATTGTGAATGTCAGAAGAAACCTGACGATACTTGATATGTTCGGTCCCCCAAAAACAAATGCCGGGATCCGGACGGTAACATTACTGCAGCCTGCTCTTGAAGCACTGAAGGAGCAATACAAACTGACCGGGCATCATCGCAAAAGCGAAATCACCTTTTATCATCGGGAGTACGGCAGAACCGAAAAGCAAAAACTGCATTTTGTTTTCATGCCAAGGGTGTGTAACGGAAAACAGAAACCTTATTACTCGGTAAGCAGTTTGGGGGCAAGGTGGAATGCAGCAGTAAAACGTGCTGGTATTCGCCGCCGTAATCCGTACCATACGCGGCATACTTTTGCCTGCTGGCTGTTGACGGCAGGAGCGAACCCGGCATTTATAGCCAGCCAAATGGGGCATGAAACTGCGCAGATGGTGTATGAAATTTACGGTATGTGGATTGATGACATGAACGACGAACAGATAGCCATGTTGAATGCGCGGTTATCGTAG